TGCAGTAGTATCTGAGAGTATACCCTACATTAATACAGTTCTATCTTCTGCTGTTCTTTTGCATCTTACTATTTCGTATGCCACAGCTCCGTCCGGAAAATTCTTTATATTAAACTTAACCCCTATAGCTTTACCTATAAATTCCTATGTAATAGAATTAGTAAGATCTCCATTTACAAACGACATGTAAAAATACCAAGGAGATACTTCAAATGAATGCGGGAATTTGATATCTGCTATCCAGTAAACAGGACTAGCAACATTCTTATTATTAAAAAATATTATACCAAATCTGTATATTTCGTCTCTCTAATACCCTTTATATTTTGAATCTATATAAGGGTCGCAATAATTAGGTATTCTTTGTTTTACTTCAGGGTATTTTACTACAATGTTACTACCATCACTAATCTGATGTATTATTTTTCCTTCGTCCTATTTCCTAGGTACACTCATGAAATTATAATCTAGAGTGGTATCTAACATTATGTCTGTAGTTATAAACTCATAATCTATATTTAAACCAGTACCACCTAATACCGGTAACTGTTCTGAAGAAGACTTAAATTTATATTTTGAAACAGTATTATCATTAAGCTTATAATCTGATAAGTTTAATGGACATATACAATCATGTTTTTTATCTATAGATGATAATACCTACTTTAAAGTACTATCTGTAGGAGTAACAGATATACTAGATCCTGAATCAGCTGCCTATAATATTAACTTGTTACTTCCAGTAAATCTATACGACCTAGCATCATACTCTTCTCCATTTATCATTGGTTTCCAAGTAATTTCTCTGACATCTGCAGCAAACAATATATTATCTTTCTTTTCTAGAGTAGCTACAGTGAAATCACTATCGATGTTAGCGTTAAATTCTTCTATAGTTACAGTATTCAACGTTTTATTACCTAAATCGGTATATGTTAAAGAATTACCGGAAGGTAAATCTATTTCGTCAATAACATCTATATTAGCTATTTCGGTATTATCTACGTATTGTATTCTTACTATTCTACACTTGTCAAATAATCCAGAAACCACATTAGATAAATCAATTACAATATTAGCACTTTTGCCAGTATTGACATCTTTATTTACTCCTTGATATTCTGCGGAATCGGTAGTAGTATTACTAGATGTTAAGTGCATAGTGTTGCTAGCAGGAGCATATCCAGTACTAGAACCTCTTTCATTATATAACTGATAAGTGTACTATACTTGTCCAGATAATAATGACCCATTAGTTCCAAGACTAACTATTTTAGGAGCAACTAGCAATGTGCTTGGTATTATGTCCAACGAATCCGGATTCTTTATATTACCTTCTTCATCTAATGCTGGATTAGCACCTTCAGAGTTTTGTACGTATCTATCGCTCATTATATTTAGTGATCTAATACTACTCTCTCCATCTGTAAAATACATTTTAATAATAGAATCAGATTCATAGTTAGCAACTATTTTAACTCTGCTAAATCTGTTATATTTAAGTCTTCCTTTTAATACTAGTGTGTGCTGTATTAATCCTTCTTCGTAACCCTCTACTCTATATATTCTAGTTATACCATATGGATCTGCAGTGAGTATGATACCATATTGATTAATTATGGCTGTAGCTAATACTACCTCGTCACTATCCATAAAATCACCACCTTGTATTAATCTAGTGCTTTGTATATTCTAAAGTACTCCACTAGTACCGTCTTTATTAGTAAGGATACGTACATTTTCTGCATACCTGTATTGTGATTCTGGTATAGCAGTAATATCAATATCCAAATTCATCCCTTCGATGAAACTATTCGTCTAGAAAGTATTACTCATATTCTGTTCTAATTATATAATAACTGTTCGTCTCCAGTACTTTCAAAGAAAGTATCATGGTCATCGAATTCAGTATATAGTTTGTGCCAATCATTTTTGATACTCTCAAGTTCGTCTGGACCAGGCATCATAGCTTCAGCATAAGCCTATCTTCTGTAGAAGTTCCAAGAGTTTTTCATATCGTAATATATATTCTATGACATCTACCCTTTCAAATATTTAGGATAAGATAATTTCATCGCTACATACCAGAATATGGCTTCAAAATAGGAAGGATTGTCCGGTATCATAGGCATACTATCTTCATCCGTAAATATTGCATGATAAGATATCTTCACCCAACCACATGGAACGTTAACTGTAATATATCCTGGTTTAGTAGAATACTAAAGAGTACTATTCATTACAGAAGGGTTACCGGGTATTAATCTACCATTTACACTAGGTATAGTATACTGATTTACTAGAGCGCTTAGTGTATTTCTTATGTTAGGATCAGAATTAAGTATCTTTAAAGCATCCTTATCTTCTATTACATTATACAGATTCTTTACTAGTGGTAATAAAGCATCATTTTTTACCAACATTTCTGGATTACAATTGTCATTGCAACACTTCTTATATATACCAAAAGAGTTAGTCACCTTTCTCATTGGTAACCAACCGCAATCGTTGTTAAATGAAAATGCAACCTAATTCATTCTATACAGATCACATGGTAATTTAGCTTGATAATTCTCAATTGGAATATTAACTACTTTATGTTCTAGTTGCTATATGGCACCTATTTTTTCCATAGCTTCACCAATCCATTCGGAAATGTCTGTTATTTTTATTTCATCTTCTTTTAGATCTAAATCGGCTATGATTTTAGCTAACACAGCCTTTGAACTAACTAATCTATTATCTATCATAACCGTTATTTGATTTCTAGGTAATCGTATTCTTTATTCTTAATTATTTGAGCTAATCTTCTTTTATTGGCTCTAGTTGCTACAAACTAATATCTTGTTTTATTAGTTAATAATGATTCTTTTTTAGACCACAAAAATCTGTACTTAAAATAATTGGAATGTTCATTAATAAAATAAACAGCTTTACCCTGTATAGCACTTTCATGATAGTCTATTCTAAGACTCTTGTTATCAAAGTTTTTAGGCTATCTCTTAACAATACTTAAGTACCCTAATCTACACGGTAATCTAAATTCTTTACTATGCTCCATTATTTCTTCTACTATAAATCTAAAGTAATCTTCAACTATCTATCTATATACTTTGTAGTCAACATCGTATACAGTATTTCTTTCTATATTAGATAAGTAGAACTAATAGAAGTCCATTATAGTATATGATTTCTTATTCATTATTGCTATTGTTTATATATGTTCTACATATCGTCATTAGAGTTATTAGTAGTATCCGTAGGCATCTTAGGCATAACATTCAGCTCTTTACTGAATATAAGATCTTTTATAGTAGGAATCATATGTGCTGGTGCTGGATACGGCCCGTCCGGATCAAAGCATTCATTAGCATCTGCAGGATTCTCTAGTATAACATCAGCCTCTATATATTCTAACTGATTGTTACCTCCTTCTACGTATATACGACTGTCTTTTAAGTAAGCAATATAATCCTTACATGTATATTTTCTATACTTCTAAAGTTTCATTTTGGACTCACTACCTAACTATATCAGATTACCATACATATCCTTTACAGAAACTAGACCTGTTCTAAAGTGAAAGTCTATGAGTTTAGGTAACGTTATATCACTAACATATACAAAGTGACCTGGTATACACTCTTTCCTTTCTAAGTGTATACATCTAATAGTTTGAACATACATGGGATTGATATCTCTACCTTTATCTATGTCTTGCTTAATTAGTAAAGCTCTATATTGATGTACCCACATCTCTATTTGATACCTAGATAAATGCTCAGATTCCGATATATTATTATTTCTTGCTATTAATAGTATATCATCTATTATGTTGGACAATGTATTTAATTTCATAATGCATTATTTATTAAATATATCTATAACGTATTTTAAGGACTTTTTAGACACTTTATATGTAAAGTAGTACAATTGACAAGATATAGTAATAGCGTTTAAATAAAAGGCTTAAAATAAAAAAGGCTAGTGTTAACTAGCCTCATTCATTGCTTTTTGCATATTCTATGGTAACATCTATTTCATCTAAGGTGGAACCATATTTCCTGCTTGCTTTATTAATCCTTTTAACTCTGCAACTTGTTCTTGTAATTCTTTTATTCTAGGATCTTCTTGTTTTATGTTTTCTTCCTAGTAATCTAACTACTTGAGTATTGCATCGCACTTATTCATCTCTTCTTCATACTTAGCTAAAGCTTCCTTCTTTGCTTTGTATTCGTTATAATTATTTTTTACCATTGTTATTATCTGTTGTTTATCAGTTGCTATAGTTAAACCTACAGTTCCATCTGTTATAATGGATTTACCTTCTTCTACAGATAATTTTTTCTATTCACCGTCACACCCTATTGTTATGTCTACTAATTTCTTTCTATTCTAATTAGGCAAAGGGAACTATTGAGGAGGAAGTGGTTCATCATAAACCTTGGACACATTCATCACAGTACCTTTATAGTAAGTAGTACTTTTTTTGAATGTCCCAGTTATTTCTAATACATGTATAGGATCTCCTATATTTAATTGTGCAAATGTTATCATAATAAGTATTTATTAAAGGGCTCCGTTAAGAGCCCTTTTTGATTAAAAATTACGCAGTAGCAGTAGTAGGCAACACTATATGGTTTACAGTCTAGAATATACCATTTGATTTATTGTAGTAAATCAAATACCTGTTGCCAGTAGATATTTCTTCTGTAGCCATTTGATCGCCTGAGCCATTTATAAGAGCTCTAGCTCCTGTAGAAGTAGTAGTCGTAGGACTTACTTGATTAGCAGTTCTAGTAGTATCTATACTTACTAGAGAAGCTGCTGTTACTGTTGTTGCAGGAGTATTTACTATATTAAGCAAAAACATTCCTTCACAAGGTAGCTGTCTCCATATTCTAGGACAGATACCATAAGTAACAGTGTTATTGGTAGTATCAGTAGTAACATAAATTGTTCTTAACGATGGTATACCAAAGTTATCTATAGTTCTTACTCTACTTCTATTAAATGTATAAGGATTAAAATTGAAAAACATATTTACCTCCTTTCTTAGCATCCACAGCCACATCCATCAGAGTAACCATAACCATTGTAACCATAGCCTGTAAAGCCACCATTACATCCATACGGATTACAAGTCAGATATGCGGGAACCGGAGTAGGTCTCAATTGATTAACTAAATTCTGAGTCTATTGCTGAGTAAGAGCAGACAATTGATAAGCTTGTTTTTCATCACGGAGAACATCTATCTTATTCTGCATTTCACGCATTTCAAGTTGACAGAATCTGTCATTGATGATTTGGGTCTGAGCATCTATTTTAGCACCCAGTATATTGAACTGAGTATTAGCATTGTTTGTCAAAGTATTAGTTTGATTTACAATAGCTAACTGATTTTCATAACCCTGAGTAGTTATAGCATTACGAACATCACAGCAACAAGAAGCCAGCTGAGATGCAAGGCTTGCATTACCACTCTGTATAGCATTAATTACTTGTGCACCTGTAAGTTTGGTATCACAAGCTATCTGACTTACACTTGCGTTAATAGTATTCAGAGCATTTTGAACTGAATTAATATCACAATTCAAAGTATTAGACAATGTGCTGATAGCTTCTTTGTTACCATTGATTGCTTGCATTAGCAGATTAGTGTTGGCATCAGTATTTAACTGAGAAGCAAGCTGTGAAGCTTCACCGCTTCTGTTACCGAAGCCATTACCACCCCAACCGCCCCAAACAAAGAACAGTAAGATGATCCAGATCCACCAACAACCGTTGCCACCGAAACCTCCATTGTTATTCATCATAGCCATGAGAGCTGCAGGGTCCATACTTTTATTACCATTCTGCATTAATGCAGCTAGACCAGCGTCAAAACCACGGTCTTGAACAATAATTTTATCTTCTAACATAATTGATTTTATTTAGGATTGATTTAATTTGATTAATATCTAATGTAGCGCACAGAACGACCACGTTTGAATTCTTCTTCCATAGGAAAGGATTTCTCTCTTTCTCTCTCCTTCTCAAAGTCTCTTTCATCGTATTCTCTGTCGTATTCTCTACGTCTACCATATGAAGATCTACCCATTCTACGGTAGTTTCCATAACGTTCCTCTTCGTCATCATCTTCGTACTTGCTGTAATGTCTTTCATAAAGATCTTCTTCAGCGTTTCTAATCTTATCACACATGACATAAATATAGTAGAACCATATCTTACCTTCATCTATATCTTTGTCACAGATCCAAGCTTTAGCTAATTCTACGAAGAACTTCGTATTGTTAGTGCCGGTAATGTTAACAATGACACGATAGTAATCAGAGTATACCATATTCAATGCAACGTACCAATCATATTTGTTTATCTTTTCATCTAAACGAATACCATATTGATTAGCTAATGCTGTAGTTTCTTCTAATGACCAATGTTGACCTCTTGTTCCGTCTTCATTTTCCATTTTATTTACAGCTTTACGAGCATGTTCTTCATTGAAATGAGGACCGTGTTCAGCTTCATAAGCTTTTGTACGGATTATTCTATGCATATTATTATTGATTAATTTATGTTTATAATAATAGTTTATTTGATTTCTATTATTCTGGTATCAGTTACTTTGATAAGTTTATTGGAATTATCTATAGTAAATTTGCGAATTTTATCTTTTTTAAAGTCAAAGTGAAAGAACCTGGACAGCCACGATTTGTACTAATTACGATACACTTTTTTTTCTTCTATGAACAATGTCTAAGCATTCTTCAAATCTAATGTGACTGATAAGATTGAATCTTTTCTACTTACTATGATTGTCGTTAATTTATTGAGTTTTAACTTCTTACTAAAATCTGATTCTTTTGTTTGGATTACTGTTTTGATTGAATCCTTTACTTCTGTATTGATTACTTGAGCTTGTACCAGGTTCTTATCTTTAACTTTTAATTTCTTTTTGGTTTCATTAAGCTATTCAATTATACTGTCTTTACTACATTTTAACTAATCTATAGTAAGCTATAATGTTCTGTTAGCCTAATCTTTCTTGTCAAATAGAGATTCATAGTAACTAGTATTATTAACTAGCCTAGCTATCTCTGCATCCTTTTTTTTCAGTTGGTTGTACATAAAAAAAGCACTTACCGTTAGAATACATATGAAACTTATGGTAAGTGCTTTGAAATTTCCTTTCAACCAATTAACTACTGTGAGTATTGCTGTTATTATCATTATTGGTATTTTTTAAATCATTAATGTCAATATCTACTCCGAGATATTTCTCACCTTTAGATTTGATAACCTTTCCTAAAACTTTTTCTATTACTTTACAAATCTTGCAATCTGGATGTAAATCTTTCATAGATTCAAGCCAAGATATAAACTCTGTTCCACATATCATACCAGATATAAACTCTACAGCATGCAAATTTATAGAAGTAACTATACTAGTATCTATTACATGTGCTCCTGCTATCAACAGTACAGCCTCAAATAACTTATTTATAGTCTTCCATAATTTGTAGGACTCTATCTACTTATGACCATACTTACGAGAAACTTTATAACCAAGGATTACATCTACAATGATAAATAAACATACGCAAACAACAGTTACTGAAATTGGTGCAAAGTAGCTAGTGATTCCCGCTAGTATTCCAGCAGATGTTTTTTGTGTACTGCTGAACATACTTTTTAATAGTGTCATAACCGGATCTCCTATATTGTGAATCATAGCAAGTGTTTTGAAAAGTAAAACCCTAGCTGATAATTAGTCTGCCAGGGCTGATAATATTGTTTTGATATACTTATAAAACGTATATATTTATATATAGTTTCTTAGTTTAATTATTCTTTAATATATTCTAATAGCTCTTTATATTTAGACATTTTATTTAACAAGTTACGTCCATTACAGTATTTAATCCAACCTATATAGCTACATATTTTTTGCTTATATGTATCTTTATCTAGGTTCTATTTTTTATTTAACTTGTTTATCTTTTTGCAGAATCTCTTTTTTATACGCTTTCTTAATAACGTATGAGTATGAAATACTCTATATCCTACAAAATCTATACCTCTCGAATCTACCTTAAATATCTACCAATTATCCTTAAAGTTTAACTTTAATTTATTATTAAGATAATCCTGTATATTATAGAATAAATCTCGTAACTACTACTTATCTCCACCTAATATTACAATATCATCTGCATATCTAAAGTAGTATCTAACTTTCTTTTGTTCTTTAATCCAGTGATCTAAATAAGTAAGATATAAATTAGCAAAGAACTAGGATAAGTAATTACCAATAGGTACTCCCTAAGCCGATTCTATTATTTCATCTAACAGACTTAATAGTCTTTTGTCTTTTATTTTTTTCCTTATTATTGTTTTTAATATATCGTGATCTATAGAAGAATAGAACTTTCTGATATCTAACTTTAAACAGTATTGCGTATTTATTTCATCCTTTAAAGCAAATTTAATATCTTTCAAAGCTTTGTGTATACCGCGCTTTCTAATACAACTATAAGTTCCTTTTACAAATGCAGATACCCATATAGGCTCCATTATATTCATAATTGCGTGATGTACAATTCTGTCAGGATAGTATGGTAACTTAAATATTTCTCTTTCTTTTGGTTCATATATTTTGAAAACATAATACTCGGAAGTTTCGTATTCCCCATTTATTAGTTTTCTCTGTAGATCTAAAAGTAACTTGTCTTTGTTCTTATCAAATAACATTACTTCAGGTCTATGTGATTTCTATCTTCTAGCTCTTTTATCAGCCTCATATAAGTTATCTAAACTTACTATTTTATCAAATAAATTATTGTATCTTTTCATCTGAAATCCTATTTCGAGTTTTCACAAAGTTACTAACACGAAGATTTTAATTAGTCATTTTTTACCTAGTGGTAAAGTCTCCTCTAACAGTTTTTTCATCTTATTATTCAGATATGTTTTGTTAAGGTTTCAGTGTACTGACATTGGCATTAGCATTGCTAAGTGTATTGTTAGAATTCAAATTGAGTAAACTGGAATTCGTACTATTACTAGTGTTACTGCTTAATGACAGAGGACAACTTTATCTATATTTAAATTACGGTATATAGATTAACCGAGTACCGACAGAGGCAGTAGCAAGGCCAAGCGTATAGTTAGAAGCCAAAAGGAGCAAACCGGAATACGAACTATAACCAGCGCTACCGCCTATAAATAAGGTTCTATCTGAAATGCTATTATTAGTATAGTTATAATCACACCAGTATGTAGTAGCACTTCCTCCATATGCCTCATCAATTGGTGGAAACAAATCAAATGATTCATTATAGATGAGTCTCTTCTTATAACCTTCATTAGTTACAGTACTACATTGTAAGTTATAATCTGAAATGTTAGTCGAACCAAATTTACTTACATCGGTAGTAACATAAACGTCATTTTTCGTAGAAGTTGCATTATAATGTATAAGTGTGTCTATACAATTTTTCCATACGTGACCGAATGGATTCTCTATTCCTCTGTAAGTAGGAACACTGTAAGTCTTCTGAGTAACAACTCCCTCTGCATCACTGCTATCAACAGTAACTGAAGTAATTCCTGTAGAATTACCGTGTTCATCAGTACTACCACAGGGTATGAAATTATATTTATTTACTCCACTCACTTGTATACCACCGATAGTAACACCATCTCCTAGACCTCCCTGATGATAACCTTCTGCGGTTAATTCAGCATTAAATGCTTTTTGAGAATTAGTACAAGCATATTCTACTAAATATAATATAGTAAGTACCTTGTGTGCATTATAAGTATATATATTCCAATTGGTACTGCCAGCCTTATTAGCCCTAGCTCTTTGTTGCATTGTGGTTCTTGTAATATTAACTGAAGGAGTAATATTATCGCCTTTAATAGACTTATATACATCTTCAACATTAGATGCTTCGTATGCTGAAATATAGAATTTCTCTACATGCTCTACTCCAGGTATCATAGGATCTGCAGGATACAAATTTAGATATACCGTATTGTCATCCTTCATACACTTATACCAAAACTCAGGTATTTCTACCATGGTATTTAAAGTCATATCTCTATCAGAACCATCTTCATATTTAGTTCTATCGTCTGCTTTAAGATATTTAACCACACCATCAGCAGTAAGTGTACATGATTTCATTTTAGATTGAATCGGTAATTCTTTATGCCAAGGCATATAACCAATTCTAGTCAAAGTAGTACTTTGAGGTTCTATAGGGAAACTAACCCCATAATAATTAGTAAATACGTTAGCGTTTCCTAAACGGACAGCTACAATATTTTTATCTCCAAGTTCCATAATTATTCGTAAATTAAGTATAATGTTTTAGAATTTTTATTAGGTAATGCGTTATATTCTGCTTGAGTCATAGTAACTATATTGTTAACAACCTCTGATGATATACAATTAGTTAAATCTACAGTTTCTGATAATTTATCCCATTCTGCTGGGTCAGCATTAATGCATACGTAATTAGCCCCTGTATCATCCACGTTGTACACATCTCCGACTACAGATACCTCAGGTAAAGAATCAAAATTTGCTACAGTACCTTTTACTCTATATACAGATGCTACCTTAGCGTCTACCTATTCCTTATTATAGGTATCAGACTTATCTGCTTTGTTATCAATCTTCTCTTCTAGTTGTTCTATTACTTCTGTATCTCCACTGATAGGAGCCCAACCAGAATTCTTATAAACTTTAATTACAGCACCTGTTGGATCTTCTTTTAGATCAATCCAGTAATTTACTTCCTTAGGATCTGGAGCTGTAACACTGGCTTTAAAATTTATGTTTTCTTTCATTATTATATGTTATTTACTTAAGTTTATAATTAACTTATCTGGATATCCAACAGTATAGTCATAATTGTTAATTTGTTCTTTACTGTTTAGTTTTTTAATGTTAGCTATATGTTGTTGAGTAGTATTATAACATTTAGATGCATATAACTCTATATTATCCATTATACTGTTAAATTGGTTTAATGGTATGATAGTCTTATTATTATTATACCATACGGTTATATTTGCTTCTCCATTAGCTTTTTTGATATTGGCTAATTCTCTTAGAGATAATCTCTCTGTTTTATTAAGCCAAATGGAAGCTCCGTCAATAATTACAGAATTAACAATATCTGATTTATCATACCGCTCTATATTCTATATAGTTATCTTCTTTACTTCGTCTATAGTAGCTACGTAATCTATAGCTATAGGATACCCATTCTCATCTTCAGATATTAATTTACCTTGAGATTGAGCAAATAATAATTCCTACCAATATTCTTCTGTTATTTCTACCCCTCCGTCTACTGGTTCACAATAAAACCCTTGTTTCCAATATATTCTATTACTTATATTCTTCATATTATCTTTTCCATTTACCTATTGCTATATAACTTACTGGTTGTGTAGTATATGATGCCGAAGTACTCATATCAGCTTCTGTAGCTCTATATACGAAACTAGACGCGTAAACCGATGTAACTACTGCACTATACATATTACGATAAGTATTATTATTGGTTTTGAATGAAACCATTACAGTCCATGGAACAGCGTAAAAACCAATAGGAAACGTTACAACTTTTAACTCTGTAGAAGCACTAGGTGTGTGTGTACCCCAGCATATCTATAGTCCGTTTATAAATCTCTAATATCCATCAGTATTAAATCTACTACTTTCGTTCCAATTTTTCATACTAACAACAGCCCGATCGTTAGTAGTAAATGTGCCATCATCGTAGTTTTCAACATTAAATACTTCAGATATACAATTTCCTTGATCGTCTATAATGGAAGCATATACTGCAACCCCATTAGACAAATCTCCGCCGTCTAAATCAGAGTTTGCTATAACCATTGGAAATGTACCGTAGTCACCTTGAGGGTTACCATAATATAAGAATTGATACTCGTTTAAATCTGCATCATTATTTATTTTTTTTAGTATAGCAACATCTGCACTATTAAGAGTGACATAAGTACTTCTATCTGTCTTAAATAAATCATTAGTAGTAAATATTGCTACTTTACTATTAGCAGGTTCACCTTGAGGTCCTTGCGGTCCAACATCACCTTTGTCCCCCTTCGGACCCTATTCTCCTTGCGGTCCTGTATGACCTTGAGGTATACCAAATCTGAATGTTCTGGCACTAGCTGTACCACCCATTGTTACTGTTGCTTCTGAAGTATAAGGTAGAGTAACAGCAGATACTCCTGTAATAGTTGCTGCAGTACCGGCATCACCTTTAGGTCCCTGAGCCCCTGTATTCCCCTTAGGTCCAGTTTCACCTCTAGAAGGTTTACCAGTATCAGTATCCCTTAAATACCAGTTACCATTGGAACCAATAGTTGGTGTTATACCGTTCTCACCCGGATCTCCTTTATCTCCCTTAGGCCCCTGTGCAGATGCTGGTATGTTAATTGTTTTAGCTGCAGATCCATCCCAAGTTCCTGTTACAGCTCCAGTAAATGTCAATGCATATGGGGTTGGTAGTTTATCTGCTGTAGTAGCTATCTTCTTCCAAGTGTTCCATCCGGTATCATTTACCGTGTCTCTGAAAAATAGATGATCTCTGTCCCCATGTGATAAAGCTAATTGCAACGTAAAATTGCCTGTATTACCAGGTAATATAGAAGACGAACTAGCTATTTGTACTATTTCTCCATATAGTCCACTAATTGGAATAGTACCTTCATTGTCTGGAGCATATGCTCCAAAGAATGAACCAGTCACTTGATCTATATTATTAACATTTAGCAATCTAGTAAAATCAGTAACTGATTTAGTAGTTCCGTTACCAAGTAACATATGAGAACTATCTGAACCAGATACTACATAACCAGTTGCCCATAATCTAGATGAAGAGTCTCTCTATGCTACAGAATTAGCAACAGAAGATGAGGAGAACGTAGGTTTATTAGTTATAGTATCCCAAGTTAAATCTGTTCTCCATGGAATTTGCCTCCACGGAACCTATGACATGTCCATATTCTTACCATTCCATGCGTTTCTGACATATATGTGATTATCTGTTTTACTATCAACTAGATCTGGAATATATATGTGTGTTACAGATAGATGTCTATTAAAGCACAAGAATTGTCCAAAAGTATATGAATTAGTACCAAGATTATCAGAGTTAGTTGTCAATACAGAATTACTATAATATGTTTTAGCCTGTTCGGTAGTAATATCAGATTCCTATACCTAGAAATAATAAACAGATCGCTTACCGTTAAGTAGCTCTGCATTAAGATTAGTGACCAAATTAGTATTAGTCATAGTACCACCAGATAAACTAAGTTTACCGGATAATCCACTATTCAATTCTGTCTTAGTAGCTAACGCACTAGTATCAGGTATAGTAGGTTTATTAGTTAAATCATTATAGTTACCAGAGAATTCAATAATCTCAGACCATGCTGCATTTCTTCTACCATATTTTTTATTATCCTTTGGTGCTTCGCCTACTTCTCCAGCTCCTGCAGTAATTTCAATGTTACCAGATCCAACTAAAGATTCCCCATTAACTGTCTTTATGTTAGTACCGCTTACAAGTGTATTTTGTTTCTATGAATCTAGTGCGTATATTTGACCTACTAGATTATTTTCTACCTCTGTAGCTCTAGCAGTTTCTGCTTTTATTGATTCTGTTAACCATTGACTGGATTCTTCGAATTCTGATCTAACAGAATTAATAGCTGCAGCTACACCTGTTAATTTTACGCCATTAGGACCTACTGTCAAATATGAATCTGATGTGGGATCAATTACTACGTTAAACTTGTTAGGTTGTGGTGTGCCTATTAACTCAATAGTAAAATTACCATTGCCGGAACCACTAAATCTAGCCCCCCAACCATTTTCTACAGTACTAGCAGGCAGTTCAACTTCATGTTCTCCAACTGAACGGGGTAGTTCTAAAGTATTATATCCACTGTACATGTAATCAAGATAACCATTACCGTCAGTTATGAACTTAACTTTCATTGTAGGAGTGGCTACTTTAGCTTTTATATTATTACTAATGCCAGTATCTCCTCCCATTGACCACGTACTTAGAGATAACTTTGTACTAGATACAACAGCTCCTTGATCTTCCCAGGTATTTGTATCTGTAAAATCAGTAGGGTATTGAGTGCCTCCTTCAAGGTGTAACCCATTTCCAGCAGTATATACATCTACTAAATCCCCTATGTTTACTCTTACTACAGAATCTCCATCTTCTGCTACAAAAGTGAATACTAAACTAGTAGTATCTGCATCATATATAACTTCTTTAAGAAATCTATCTTTAGGTATACTAATTTCTCCAGCATTAACAGAATCTACCATTAATGTGTAATGCAAACTATTCTACTAATCCTAGATCAATTCTACTGATGCTACTTTACTATTTTGGAGATTAGTTATTAAAGTGTCTTGTGCGTCATTACGATTCTTCTCAGTAGTAATTTTATTAGTATTAGCATTTTCTGCATTAGTAGCTCTGGTAATTTCATCAGTAATCCTTTGTCCTAAAGCATTATCTGCGGCTTTGTATGCAGCCTCAACTTCATCTATTCTATCAGAAAGACCACTATCACTACCAATTGATTCTTTCAATTCTGTAATAGATTCTTTAACATAACTATCTAAGGAATATACAGAACCAATTATTTGATTCTCTGCAGTTTGTGCTCTACTTATTTCTGTATTAATAGCATCAGCATTCTTTGATTCAGCAGCTTTAGCTCTATCCGATTCATCTTTAATAGCTTTAGCATTAGTCTCTTCAGCCTATTTGGCTCTAGCTATTTCATTATTTATTTTTTCAAGATTATCTGCTTCTGCCTGTTGAGCTCTTGCTGTTTCTGCAGACACACTATTCTATATGTCTCTTTCTGCTTGAGTAGCTCTAGCAATCTCTTCATCGAGCTCTGTTTTTAAGCTATTCGTACTCTGGTTAATATCAGATTGATACTTCTATAAATCTTTATCCCAAGTTTGATCGGTATTGACTATCTTAGGATCTGTAGTATCATTAACTAGAGTACCATATATTTTAATGTTTGCCATAATATATTTTATTCTTATCCAATTGTAAAATCAAACGTTCCAGCATTAAGCTACCCACTTGTACGATAACATTTGTATGTACCTTTTCTATCTACAGTTACTGAAATAGGATTTTCCATGGGAACTCCAAATCCAGAAGATGTCACTTTAGATATATTAAAGTTAGATGGTATGCATAACCACACGTAATCACCTTGATTTACATTCATAGAATATGTTCCATTTGGTGAACTCTTGATAGGCTACTTAGTAAAGCCCGTTATATCTGTAGAAGTTAAACTGGTTTTTGGTGAATGACCAAAAAACATAGGGTAGTATGCACGAACTGTCGCAGTAGCTGATTTTTGTACTTCATTACTTATTATATCTACTCTATAGACAACACTATCACTAGTAGTATCAAGATTATCTGTGATGCCATTAAGATTATCTATTGGAGTATTATGTATAACTACAGAATCTCTTTTAAGAGTTACACTCTATGGAATAAAAGGTTCATTATTAAATAAGAATCTACCAGCCATTTTAATAGAAGTAGAAACTCCTTTTTCGATTATAGTAGGAGAAACTGAAAATCCTGAAATTACTGTAAATTGATTATACAGTACTTCCCATACTTCTTCGTGTCTACCATCTGCGATCTATCCATCTAGAACCTTAATATTATTTATTAAATCTTTAGAATTACTAAGATAATTAGTATCTGATAGATCCGGTAGATTTCCATCACCAGTAATACCTATAATTCTATTGGTATTTGATAATTGTGCTCTGGTTGCGTAAGTATTCTAAGCCTCTTCTTTAGTAAGATACGGGGACAAATCTATAGGAGCTTGATATTCTCCCATCAATTCCCAATGATTATTCACATATATGTACTCTTTCCATATATTACCTTCCTCTCCGTCTTCATCTAATACCAAATATATTTTGGTAGGATCAATATCTTCAGTAGGTAATTCAAGTACTACCTTATATAAAGTTAAGTCTACTATACAAGATATTACATTATCAGATATATTGATACCAGCACCGGCTACCAGCTTATCTTGTTTACCTTGTTTTAAGGACTCTATATCTTGATCTACAATAGCTATTTGACCCTCAATAATCTTAATCTTCTCATCTACACGTTCTTCGTATGATTCTAATTGCTATTGTACATATTTTTTAATCTTCTCTTCAAATTCTGGTAGTGTACCTTCCAATACTCGAAGAGTTTCCCAATACCCTTCCGCATTCCAAGTTTTAATACTACCTCCTAGAGGATCAGTAGCCAGATCTACCCAATACATTACTTCATCTGGATTAGGCTAAATATCTGTTGCTCTAAAGTTTACAAATCTTACCATTTTTCTGTGCTTATTAACTATTTTTTAACTGTGTATAGTGCTGGCATTTCATCAAAGTTTCACTCTCATTTACGCTCTTGCGAGGAACAAGGTTACGCTTGTCTATCTCATCCTGAGGGACCTCTTGCAAGTCAATTGTTGGGAATACAGTGTATTTCATATGCTTTACTATTGAATTACTATCAGACTAATTATACTTGCTCCCAAGTAACACTCCCATCCTCGTTGAAGATAATTCTCTTACCTGCTATCTCAACTACTGCGTGAGAAGATGAACCTATTATTATCTGATTACTATCGGATACTTCAACATTATACCCTATAGCAATAGAATTTTCTATCGTTGCAGGGACACTCTTCGAATGTAGTTTAGCCGAATGTCCGATACAAATATTATTCTGACCATCAACATCATAATTGTTCATTGCATCCATTCCTATAGCGACATTTCCACCACCCTCCATGTACAATGCAGCATTAGCTCCGATCGCAACACAGTTAGTGTTATTACGTATACCAGCAGATGCCCCGACTGCGACACATTTTGTTTTAGCAAAACTTGAAGAGCCGCCACTCAATGATCTATGCCCTATAGCTACATTATCGGTAAAACTATTATTATTTGTCTGCCCCAGCGCATTTGTTCCAATTGCAACATTACGATCGCTTTCCTCTTTAACCTCTCCTAATGCAGCCTTTCCTATAGCTACATTATCCTCTCCTTTTGGTATATACCACGCCGCATCAGAACCTATTGCTATATTTCTATCTCCCTCAATTAGGCGCGTTAGGGGGAATGTTCCTATACCGATATTCCTTATAAGCTTACTATCTCCATTAGCAATTACCTTTACTTCTATTATTCCGGAATACTTTGCAGGTTCAATGGTAGCATCTTTCTATTCCACTAACTAACCATTCAGATTTGGAAATACGTAATAAGCCTGTGGATTAATAAATATAGGATTATATAAAATTGTTTTCATCTGTATCCGCCTCTGTGTTACTTAATAGTAATAGTAATTTCTTCTCCGTTTTCTACTGCTTCTTGCATCTTAGCATATAATGCTTTAAATGTTACAGTACTTTCCGTTACTTTACCAACTACGTTATTTTTTCCTACTAACAAGCATCCATCTGTATCCGCCTCTGTGTTACCTATATGAATTAAAATACCATTGAAACCAGGTACATCTAATAGTCTAGGCAATTTTCCGTTACAGAATTTATACTGTTTATATTTATTAAATTTAGGAGACACAATATCTAAAGTAACTTTATAAGTACCAGTAGGTATCGCAGTCTTACCATATACTTTAATCCTCTATATGTCCTCTAGCGGCGTATCTTGTGTAAGTCCTCTGTCTGTATCTTCAAGAACATTGCAGAATTTAACGCCATCTATATACATATTACTTATAGTATATGTACTTCTTTTAGCTATTCTTTCTGATATTATATGCATAACTTCAATAATAATATTATACCTACTTGGATTGCTTGACCAATAATACCACCTATCATAGTAGCTATCCAGTCCAACCAATCCCATTTACCGCCGTGTTGTTTATCTTTAAACTCCATACCTGTAGCTAAACCAGCTACAAATAATATAGTGAACAGAGCACCTGGTAGTATTGCGTACTTCAGGTGCTTCGTTCTATTACTTTCTTTTAACCATTTAATTTGCATATCTTGTAGTTCTAGGTTGAGCATCATATACTATACTACCTAGTAAATCTGCAGCAAGATTCATTCCAAATTGTTTATCATCGTTATCAATTTCGTTTACTCTTACTATTACATATTGTAACATAGTATATATTGCTTCTAACAATTCCCTATCACTGTATTCACTCAGCTTGTTGGTCATTGTTTTCAGAATTTATAATTTCATCTAACATAGGTATTACAGATTCTTGAACTATGGCTAAGAAGCCATTAGATACTACACCTTTTATAGAAGTTGCAGCATCTTTGTCAAGTTCTACTTCACCATTATCATAAATGTCCTTAGCTAGTTCTAATCCTTCTTTACTTATAGCAGATCTATAAAGAATTTTACCTAACTCTTTTGACATATCTATATTCTCTTCATTACCCTCAATATCTCTAATAACTATATTTTTAAAATCTATTTTCATAATTTACATATTTAGTTAATAATAATACTGAACGTTAATTTGAGCAACAGGTCCTGCAATAATTACAGTCTTTACAATTTATTATGTTACACACTTTAACTAACTTTAAAGGTATATCTTTATCTATTTGTCTATTAATTCCACAGATCATAGATTCTAGCATCTATCTATCTTGAACAAATTCTACTTTAGTAAGTAGAAACTATAACTCATTAGAGCATATAGCAGACACTACGTCTCTGTTATTATACTTTACAGAATATAATAGTTTATTATTTACGTGATTATTTAGATCATTCATAATTATATTTGTTTCTAGAAATCAGACCCATTTTCAACCATCCAAGCAGGACAATTAAATGGAACAACAGTACTACCAGACATTACATATCCAGAAGCCATATTAGTGTATTTAAGCTGTACAAATTTATTAGGAGTTAGTGTTATTATACTCAGACTTAATGAACCGTTATATAGGAATTTACCAACTCCTCCAGGTAAATCACTTTGAGAGTTTTCAGTTACTACTCTCAGTGCGTAGTTGCCGGTACCAGTAGTAGAAGTATAAAATATATATAATGACATTCCTTCGTAGGTGTCATTAAAAGGTAATGATATAGTGTAATCGGTAGCTCCGACATCATCTATTACCATTAACTACTTATTAGATGTAATATTAGGTCTATATACCGAGGTGCTACCGGTTAGCTATGAGTAGTATAACTTATCATATTCCTCAGCACTTCTCATTCTTATTACACCTTTATTCATATCTACCTGTCCAGTGACAGCGTTCACCATGAAGTTAGGAATAAACACACTACTTATATAAAATTCAAACGATACACTTAAAGATCCAGTACCAAACTGTGCTATCTCTATAGATGTAGTATAGTCTCCTCCACTGCCAGCTTCACTAGATGGTAAAGTATATTCTACTGTAGAACTAGTTATAGGCATCTATATGTATTCCAGATTCCCGTTTTTAATATACTTGTATTGCAATTGTACAGTTGCTGAAGGGTAAGTTTTTACTCCTTTCAATTTTATTTTAAACTCAGGTGTCTATTTAGTAGTACTAACTATATCTGTATTAACCCCCCACATCATAGATACAACAGCGTTACGTACAGTCACTTTATATGTCTCTATTGATACGTCATCTATCCAGTTGGAATCTGAGGGCATGGTGAAATGGTTAGTGAAATTAACTGTATTATTGGTAAAATTCTAATAATTACTAGTAGCATTTCCTCCACCGTCAACTCCTTCTTGGCTGAACATATAGTCTCCGTTGAATATAAATTTACCCATACTACCGCCATCAGCAATTAATATCTTAGTAAACAAAGCTTCATATTTATCCATTAAGATCCATGTAGCATTACTGCCGTTGGCATTCCAATCTTGTTCTGGAGTCTTTCCAGTGCTAGTGCCCAACCAATTACCATTTTTGTTCATCACATAGTATTCATCATTAAAGCACACATATGGCGCCTTTTCATCAGTACAAGTATATGTCTTACTATCACTGTAAGTACCTACTGGATATATTATCCTACCCTTATTACCATCAGCTCCTACCCACTTAGTCCATTCATAAACTTCATAATCTGTACTTTCTACTGGACTAGTCTTATTATATGCTATGCCAATATATTTAGTATATCTATTAGGTGTATCATATATGTCAGCGTCAGAAGTAGGTTCGTTATCTGAATATTTTATCCAGGTATACAACGTTGCTCCTGGTTCTCCGTCCTACCCTGTTTCACCACTTATTCTTACAGGAGTACTCCAACCAGATTCCAGTTCATCATTAGGGGTTATAACTGCCATTATCATCCATAGTGTTTCTATATCTTCATCTACAGAAGGTACTGTAGTATTCCATCCTGCTGGATTACGGACCTACTGAGGAGTACCAGGAGAATAACCTGTAGTCACAGCTTTGAATCTAAATTCAGTATATTTACCGTCCTAAGCTACTCCATCCTTACCATTTAATGGAACTACCTCTCCCCAAACATGAACACTATTGGTTTCTCCGTATACTAAACCTATACATTGCCACCATTGCCCAGTAGAAGAATCTGGAAAGTCAACCCAACCGTCTAACCCTCCAGGTTGAGGAACTCTAAAAGTAGGTTTATCTGGTTTAGTGTTTGACTACTTATATACGTAAGTCTTCCAATTTGGAACGGTTCCAGGTTGTCCGTCTTCACCATCCTTACCATCTCTAATAACATATATAGTTTCTGTATCTACTGTCACTCTATTGCTTGATCTCTCATCGTATAAAGTGAATGTCACCTGAGCTGTAATTGAACTACTGGCTACCACACTACCTATTGAATAGTTAGCTTCACCTCCGTTATCTACTTTGTATGTGAACTTATATCCAGTTGGAGTAGTACTTAGAGTTTTAATAGTATCCCCTTCTATTAATTGAAGATCGCACCAAACGGAGTTTACTTCATTACTATCATCTTTAAATCTATGAATAGCGTTTACTGAAGGTAATAAAGAATATACCTTTGCATTCTCTCCGTCTGCACCTGGTCTTATCTTATTTATAGTAAATATTACATCTCTAATATATTGAGTACCGTCATTAGAAGCTTTAACGTTTACAGGAATTCTTATAACATCTCCAGTAGTAGAAGATATGCTTGTTACTGTAATTACTCCTGTTGATGCATTTGCACTAGCAGTTACTCCTTCTACAGATCCTACAGCTAAACTATCTAGTACTAACTTAGTAGTACCATAGTACATGCTTACTGTAGTAGTTAACGGTAATCCAGAAATTACATTACCTTTAGAATCACAAGCAACAGACTACATATCATTGTCAAAGTCTGTTACTAATCCTCCTACACCATCAACTCCATCCTTACCATCACTTATTTTGAATACAGTCTCTTTATCTACTAGAGTCTCTCCATTAGTAAGTAAGAATGTTACTTTTTTATCTATAGAAGTAACAGATAAATTCTAATCTATAGTATAGTTCTCTGCTAAGTCTTCGTCTATCACGTATTTAAATTGGAATCCGGCAGGAACAGAAGTGAGCATAGTAGTAACTTCTCCTTGTGTCTTCTTAATCCCACAGCTGATAAACTTAACATCAGCTACTCCTTTTTTGTCCACATGCATAGCATCTACAGAAGGCACTAAAGAATATAATATTGCATCCTGACCATCTGCTCCTGGTTTAATTTTATTAATAGTAAGATAAGTAGTTCTTTCTATTAACTCATTGTTCCATATGCATGAAGCATCAACGGGTATACGAATATTAGTAGGAGCTGAAGGAGTTATGGTGCTTACTGTTATTATGCCAGTCTTTCTATCTGCTGTAGCTGTAATTCCATCTACTTGACGTACACTTAAGGAACTAAGATTCAGTTCGGTAGTACCGTAATACATAGTCAATTTGGTAGTAACCGGCAATCCAGATATTACAGCCCCTAAATTATCTGTAGCTACCGATTGAACTTCATTGTCCAAGTCTAATACGATACTACCTAGTCCGTCTAAACCATCTTTACCATATTTAGCCCATAATGAAGGTCCTGTGTAAGCTCTCCATCGTCCCCCTCTAAATTTTCTTTGGCATACCCATTCATACTATAGTTCTTTAGTAACTCCTTGTGGGTTATCAGTCCAACCATCTCCTGGTATATATTCAATACCTTCGAAGTCTCCAGTTTCTTGATATGCGTCTGAATTAGTATTATTTGGAGTAGGATTATCAGGATCATTATTCGTAGCAGTTCTATAGAATATATATTGAACTCCATCTCCGTCCTATCCGTTCTCTCCCCACTTAGACCATAATGCAGGGGTGCTAAATTCTCCCCATTTATTATCCTTTTTACTTCTGGTACTAACCCATTCTGCTTTTAATATAGAAGTTACTCCCTTAGGATTATCTGTCCAATTAAGAGGAATAAAATCATCTACATCTTCTCCTACAGGAGTTTCAGGAGCATCACCTACTCCCGAATCAGTTGTACGAGTATAAATAAATTCTACTGAATTACCATCAGTTCCAGCTGCACCGTCTTGCCCAGATATCTTTATAGGTTCTGACCATTCCCCTTGTATATTAGGATTGGATGTAAACACTTTATTGGACATCCATACAGGTGGAGTTAATTCTTCGTCATTACTAGACCAACCTTCTGGATATACTATAATATTAGTATCAGCATTCCATTCACCTCCTACTGGTTTTTCTGGTTTTTCTATACTAGATTTATACGCGAATACAGTGTTATAAGTATCCCCAGGTTCTCCCTATCCAGGTTCACCTTGTGGTCCTTGTTCACCGGTTATTCTTATTGGGCCCTACCATTCCTTGACTAACTCGTTGTTTTCATCTATAAGAGCATTGATCATCCACATAAACTCACCTGGAGCTAATGTAGGTGGAGTATCTTCCCAACCAACAGGGTTTCTACTAGTTTTATTTAAGGCCGGTATTATATTTATGGATACACTCTTAGAATATTTGAAATCCATATAGGTATTAGTTTTACCGTCTTCAGCTGTGCACTATACAGGATCAGACCAAGTGGCTACAGTATTTGTACTACCGTCTACTAAACCCATAGACATCCACCATTTACCTTCAGCGCTAGGACCATCAAACCAACCATCAATGCCGGATACCCCAGGAGTAGGAGTAACAAAAGTAGGTTTAGATGGTTGCAATTCTGCTTGCTTAAACACCCATGTATTCCAATTTGGTTTCACAGATTGTCCTGGTTTTCCATCTAATCCATCTTTACCAGGAGGTCCTTGTTCTCCTTGAGGACCTTGAAATCCTCTTTCTCCTCTTAAACCTTGCGCACCCTATGGACCTACAAATTTAGCCCACACGTAATCTAATGGATTATTACTTGGTTCTTCGGTTTCTTTATTGGAAGCAATACCAATATATTGTGAGTCTTCTCCCGGCTGATCTGTCATCTAGTCTCCATATTGGGAAGGAGAATATTTAATCCAAGTAAATTTGGTATACTCATTAGTAATATTAGGCGTAGAAAGATCTATCTTGTTATTATTTACTACTGCTATTAAGCTATCCTTGATTGAATCGTAGTATATCTATCCGTCTTTATAGGTACCTGTAACATTTCCTTCTATATGTTCTGCTACGTCAATACCCTATGGTAATATCATAGTATCGTTTAATACTATGTCGCCGTTTACAAACTTACCTCCTTCGAATGACAATATACTATTGTTTGGTATAGTGATAGTTTTACCTTGTAAATCAAATTCGTATTGAATTACGTATATAGTATCACTGCTATCAAAATCAGTTTGTAGCAGTATATTTTTGTTATTAACTATTCTTTTTCGTAGAATTTTTCTACCTAATCCACTATATTTGCTAGGATTATACTCTTTATCAGCAAATTTAAGACTAAGATCATCATCTACTTTTATATCCTCACCATCAGCATATACTACACTTATAGGCTGCCAATATGATTCGTTAGTCAAACTTATATTACTCGGTACTTCTTTTATAGATATGAAAGACCTATATTGTTCGTCATAGACTAAACATAATCTATCATATTCTTTAGAAGAATCGTGCTTACCGTCGCAAGTAAGAGTAACTTTACCTAATAATTTTGTGTATTCCATTCTAAAAAATTAATTTTGTATCTGGTTTAATAAAGTCTTTAACATCTGGTTCATCAAAAGTAATCTAGTTATCTTTTGGATCAACTTCTACATTAGGATAACTAGCATAATCTGATATTACTACGATGTTACCCTAGAAGTCTAGAGCAACATATAAGAACTATTTTAATTCATTACATGTGCACATAATATTTTCATAATTTACATACTCCGTTAATACATTTATTACAAGGAGTGCTAGCTATATTACTGTCTATATTAACGTCTAATAACTTACTTAATTCTAAGTAAAACTGTAAAGCCTCTTTATTATGAGAAGTAGCAATAGCCTATTCTAGAAGCTGTCTTTTAAAGACTATTAACATTATAGTTTGCATTTGTCTATCATCTAAACAGGTGCTACAATAATTGTGTAATACTCTTATTTCAGCATTATAAAGTATGTTAGGATTATAGTACACTCCATCTGCATAATCATTTGCGTATCTTTCTGTAGTACAAAACATTTTAATGTACTTAATATTAGTATCAAACTTAGATATAATATCTGATGTAGCAGATATCTCATACGCATACTGTGTAGTTACTTCTTTCTCTTCTCCATCTCTTACAATTTCTTTCAGAGTGAACTCACAATTAGTGTAATTCAATACATAATCATGATTATCTGGACTATCACAGTAAATATTAGCGACATTTAAACATTCGTCAACATATAGAACTATGTCATTAGTATTTACTATAGATATAGTACTATATACTTCAAAAGTCATAGTATCGTTTTTAAAGTTTACATTAACTATTTTATTCATAATCATAAAATAAAAAAGTGGAGTGGGAAGGAATAATCCAACCCGCCCCACTTTCGTTTAGTAAAATGTTAATTATTAGGCAGCGATGAAGTTTTCGATACCTTTTGCTACAATGGAAGAAGCAAAACCAGTTGAATGCTTAACATACAGTTCAGTAGTAAGCGGAGTGGTTTTGATGTATTGATTATCATTACTCAGATACTTATTATCGTTTTCTACAGTAATATAATCGTAAGTAGCATCTTGCTCTACCATTCTATCTTGTACTACTTCAGGATAAGCTCCAGTAAATACATGACCTTGGTAACCCATATAACGTACTTCAGCGTCACGTACTTGTTTCCAGTAACCTTTACCAGGATTACCAGGAGTTTTAACAATCGTAGCACCAGGAATAGCGTCAGGCTGATTACTCAAAATAGCACCAGGAATAGTAACATACAGACTAGCTTCCATATCTACTACAGAATATTCATTCAATGAATATACACCGTTATTGTCATCTTTTTCCATTGCAGTTAAAGTGATAACTGCAGCAGATGCAGATGCATTAACTCTACGGTTAGCATGTTTGTTAATCTTTTTAACGATAGCGGCAGCTAAATCAGCAGCAGTAGTGTTAGCAGCAAATACTTCGTATGTGTGTGTAAACTGACCCGGAGCTTCATACATGTCTTTATATACTATTCTCAGTACATATCTGTGACCTGCAATAATAGTAGCATCAGTAAGAGTAATAACAATCTTGTCCTGAACTGGAGCTACATATTCTCCAATAACTGCACTTGGATTGGAATTCTTCTGAATTTCATTACCAAATTTAATATTAGCCTTATCAGCTACACTACCATTAGGCATAGTAACTTTTACTTTATTCTGGGCTACACCTATGTACAAAGAAGTAGCTTTAGCTGCATCAGCAGCAGTTTTGATAATAGCTCTATTCTGGTCAAACAGAGCAACATCGCCCGCAGAAAGTGCATCAGCAGTAGTATAAGCTGACGGAAGATTTTTACCGATCAAAACGGTATTTACGTGTTGAATCATTTTAAAATTTATTTTTTAGTTTAACATAAATGCGCGCTCATGTAAACTTAGTTCATGTTCTACTTTCCTTATTTCAGATTTCCACGTTCATGAACGCATTATTGTTCATCAGATTTCTCTGATCTTTGTGTTGAAGCAGCTTGTGCTATATACATATTTACAGCCGCATCTACAATTTCCTAATGAGTATGCTCAGGTAATTCTGTGTACTCTTTGGTTAAATTCTAACCTATATTTTTTGCAGACCTTAGAAAAGTGAGGGTATATTTGTGAATAGCATAATTACCGTCAGTATACAATACAATATTGTTTTCTGTCTGCAATCTAACCGGTCTGGCCTAATTATGATGTAAGTGATATTCCGAAAGACTGTTTTCCAGTATTCGATCTATCGTTTCAATAGTAGCTTCAATAACATCTCTAGTTTTAGTTATTAAGTTAGGACATTTATTGTCAAGTATTTTAATCTAAACTTCTTCACCTAAACTGAATAAATAATTGTTGGGATATTGTACTATCCACTTGTTATCCTATACTTTAAAGTCTAAGGAATTATATGTATTTGTCTATACTAATGTACGTAACTTATCAGATAATTCTTGATTCTATTGGAATACTCTATATACCTGTTTTACATATTCATCTTTAGCTTTATTGATATAGAAGAATATAGTGTCTGAAGGTAACTTTACCTTTAGATTATAACCAGGAACTATAGTACTCAACTATCTTTCAAATGCTATTTGAAATTCTCTTTCTGTCATAATTATTCAGATAATTGGTTTAACTGTAATTTACTAGAAGTTCTTTGAGATTCAATATTTTCTAATGCTAACACTACAGCTCTATTTATTACTTCTGACATTACATCATCCGGTAAATCTAATTCACCGTCTAGATTAGTATAGTCAAATTGAGTAGGTTTCTTTATATAAGTAATATTTATTGCATACTTGTTATTAGATGGAGCATATTCAGTTTGTTGCATCAATATTGGATCAACGTACAGTAACATTTTATTATCCTCTAATACTACCACGGGTATCTCTACCCAAGGTATATTATTATACGTCTGTTTGAATAGCATTGCAGTATTATGATCAACAATCATGCAGTTAGCAAAATTATTACCATACTTTAGTGTTACTGCCCATATTGTTACTCTATTCCCATCATCATGCACATTATCTAATACAAATTCATTATATGCATTCTTCTGCATTATTAGATTTTCATCTGTACGTATGAGCTTATCTAACTCAGATATTCTCTATAATGATCCTTCAAAACCTAACTTTAGTATATTGTTACCACTTATTTTGTTGCTTATTACATCATCCTAAGCCTAGTTAAGAAATAAATCTATCTCCTAAGGTAGGAATGCAGGAGCTCCCCCAAAGGCAACTCCCTAAGCATTCTTATCTAGGATAACTTTAAACTAAATATGTGCAGTACGGTTATTCATTATTTAGACTTAATTTCATTTAAGATTGCCATCTTAATATCATTATTCTTCTTATCTTTCAAATAGGCTATCACATCTTCCAAACCATTACCAATCAGATCTGTACCAAAGTAATATTGAGCCCTATTCTTTCTAATGATATTCTTTGCAATAGCTTCTTCAATTACAAAGTTTATTTCTTTGTTTGGGTTTTCTACCCATTTAAGTATGTAAGATCTAGGATCTTTTTCAATCTGTTCTGTCAATTTAGCTTCAATAAGCTCATTAGACATGTTTTCAGATCTAATTCCATAAAGTCTTAAACACTTACGCATGTCTTCAATGGACATCTTATCCATTTCTCTATATGCTTCACGTTTGATCTTATTGATCTTATTAGCTTCTTCAGCTTCACTGTTCTTGTTAATAATAACATAATCAGTAGCAGGTGTTATTTTATTCAATCCATTTGCTACTCTCTTATGTCCTTTAAGGAACAGATATTTTAGTTCATCTTCAGGTTTATCAGTATCAAGTAATACGTCCTTTTTGCCAATTTTAATGGCAAAAGTATCCCAATAGTTACTATTAGGTGCCAAATGACCTTCTGCAAAACCTAATTCTTTTTCTAATCTAGCTGCATCTTCTGCAGTTAAACCAGTATATAAATTACCGGATCTAGTCCAATATGAGCTTACATAATCATAACATGTAGGCCATTTAGTAATCCCTGTCCAAGGATTTGATTTAATTATTCTAACGATTATTTCCATAATATTAAATATTAGATTGTTCAGTTAGTTGTTCTTTGTAAGAAAAATAAGCTTTGCATTTTCTGCAATACTCTCCGGATTTACAATATTTAGTAACAGTATCTTTACTTATATTAAAGTATTTAGCACATTCTTTCATTGAATTAAACTCTTTACAGGATTCTATTTCTTGATTAGTTTCATTATCTATTGTTATGAACTCTGCTATTACTCTTTTTTTACCAAGTTCTATCATAGATTCTATATGCTTTTTTTTCTTTTCTGACACTATTCCTGTTCTAGATTCAGACATTCTTTTCTTTGTTTCCTCGGAATGTTTTCTACCAATAGCTTTCTGTCTGATCTTATCTTTAGTCTCTTCAGAATGTTTCTTTCCAAAAGTTCCATCTCCACCTTCTGTAAGGTTATAACCGATAGTTCTATCTGTAGAATTGTACTGCTTTATCCAGTATTTTTCTTTTTCTTTTAATTCATCATATGTATCTGCAAAATCTATTATTTCTAATGTGAAATTTTCTTCACCATATTTTGCCATTGAACGATGAATGGGAGAAGGTTCTCCGATGCGAGATTCATACCAATGATGGCGATATCTCGCACCAGAACCTTGATTGGTTATACCAATATAAACTTTATTAGTTACCTTATTGGTTATTTTATATACTTCGTTACTTTTCATAATGTATTATTTAATTTACATTATATGTAACGTATGATTCCATAAAAAGTTGCTAATGAAATTGAATTAATTATGGTTACTCACTTTCCATTATGAGCTCGCCACAGGCTCTGGGGTCGCGGAGCATAATACCCATTTCTCCAAGGAAGAATACAGTATAACCATCCTTACCATTAGATCTCAGAGTATTCTTAGAGTTTGCATAACCAGACGGAGCAACTGCACCACCAGTATACCAAGTAACAAACTCGCGATCTTTACGAACTACTTTTACGATGTTAGCTTCACCATCACGTCTACCAAGATCTAAGAATGTCATACGATATGACTCTAGAGGTTTCAACGTAACAGGATGTAATTGACGATTATAAGTAACATCATCATACAACGGGAAGTACTTCAGAGTCAATTCAATACCATTAGTCATTTTGTAAGTCTTAAACTGACCACCAAAAGTAAGATTATCTCCAGAACCTGTAACAAATACTGTGTCAATAAGATTCATATTGACCATCTTTTCTTTCAAGATTCTATCAAATTCTCTCATACCCATCTCACCGGTCAATGCAACAAACTTACGTTCATTAGTACCAAGTACATTATATGACAGATCAAATAAGAAGTCTTCTAACAATTCTGCAGTAAGTCTAGTATAGTAACGTTTGTTAGACGGAGCAATCTGTTCCAACAAACCAGCACCCATAAATACAGGACGGCCATTAGTACCTTTCAGATTACAAGTACCATCTTTGTTTACATTATTCTTCATGTAAACCAACATTCTTTCACATCTCTTATACCACTCTCTCATAGCAACCCATTCTTGGTAGTCTGCCCACAGATAAGATTTCTTACCTGTCTTAGGATCCTGCAATGCAATAGCCATTACTGTAGAATAAGCTGAACCAGTAATATCATAATTGATACGAATTGTAGTCAAATAATTACGCATCTTAAATGCAGTATTATAGTTCAGGATATCACCTTCTTCACTATATTCTTCTACAGCAGAAGCTAGACGTGACACTTGGCAACCAGGTTTCAGGTATTCAGCAGGAATATAAGAAGTAGGTTGGCCGTCTGCAATATAACAGGTATAAACCCATAGATTGCCATCTTGGTAAGGAGCACCTGCAACACGTACTTGGAAGTCTTTGTTATCAAATTCCAATACAGCAGTAGGTCCAAACCAATTATCTTCCAACCACAACATGATTGGAGTATTACCTAAACCAGCTGTAGTTGTATCTGTGATGGCTGCGCCATTCCATTTAGCATCTCTAATTGTTACTGCTCTGTCAGCGTCAATCATTACATTCCACTCCCAACTAGGCTGATCAATGGTCATCACATTACCAAGACCACCAGTGAGCATATCCAAAGAAGTGTTGTAACCATTATCTTTAGTACCAAATACATAAGACAATACGGTAGCAACCTGATACGGATTCTATTGTGAAGCTGCTGAAATTTTAGCAGTATCAATCAGATCACTGAACCACTTGCCTTTGTACAAAACCAAATTGTTTAATATATTGTTATCCATATATTTTAGTTATTATTTTTAAATTTCCAAATAAAATTTTTTTACTGTTTTATATCGTCCACTACATGCTCTAAGAATGTCTCTAGCATAAAACTATTTTAATCCTAAAGAGTATGCCGCTTCAGTAGCACTATCGTGTTCTCTTATGAATACTCCGTCAAGTGTAAATTGTAATACTGGAATACGTCTACTTAAAGTTTTCCTATATTTTCCAGTGCCATAATTAACATTATACTTAGCATCACACCATTCTAGATTATCTACACAGTTATTTAATTTGTCTTCATCTTTATGATTAACCTAATCATAATTATTTGGATTATTTAAAAACATCTATGCAACCAATCTGTGTATTCTATAACTTCTTTTTACTTTATCTTTATATAAGACTACAAAGTAATAACCTCCTCCTTCTATAGCTGGAACTAAAAATTTTTCTTTATACGTTACCTACCTACCATTTGGAAATCTTCTAGAAGGTGAATGAAACACAGTATGCTATAGAGACTTTACTCTACCAAGACTACTAATCTAGTAATCAGGATATCCTGGAATATCTTTCCAGACTTCTTTCTCTTTCATGAACTAATTTAATTAGTTATTATTAATCTACACGTAATTGTCGTGCAAAGGAACTCCATAAAGTAGTATCTTCATTAGAGATTTCCTGTTTTTTAGTCTTCCTACTTACTCCTGTTTTACTTAAACTGTTTTTGAATTTACTAATAGCATTATTAGAACCTTCACTTTTAGCAGCTTTTAACAATGTGTCTCCCTTCATAGTAAAGTAAGCAGACTCAAGTAAGTTCTTTACGCTCTTAGACCAATCTTTTTGAAATCTGGTCATACCGTCAGCGTCAGGTTTAAATATATACTCTAGTAATACCTTTTTATCTTTTTCAGGTATCTTAATACCGCGTATATTATCCATGCCTTTTATTTCGTTGACAACGTTCTAAAAGTATTCCTGTTGACGCTTCTGAGCTGCCTTAGCTTGGTTTTCTTGATCTTTCAATAGCTGTTGTTTCTTTTGTTCTCTTATCTCTTTCAAGGCTTCCAAGGCATCCTCAGCTTCATCTTCAAGTAAACCTGCATCCTCGTACTTAGTTAACTTTTTCTCTATTTGTTTGCTATTAAAACCTTTTTCCTTCAAGAATTCTTTCAATACAAGTTTTTGATTTGTTTCGTCTTCTTCAATACTAATTTCTTCAAGATCAAGTTCGCCATCAATTTCGAAATAGTCTCTAAGATTACCACCGTTCTTAACAAAATTATCCAGTGCCTCTACCTCTTCACTAGCGTATTGAGGTACTGAATTCTCTTCAATTACTGATTGAAAATAGTCAACGAGTTCCTCAGGAGTAGAAGGAATTTCCTCTTCTTCATCAAGATCCCAGCCCATTTTTTCTGCCATTACTCCAAAGAATGCACTTACTGCATTAGTGTCATCATCAGTTTCTTCAGTCTTTGTACTTCCTTCGTCTTCTCTAGTTGAATCATCATCTTCTTCAACTTCTTTATCCTTTCCGGTTTTCTTTTTAACAGGCGTGTCCTGCTCTTCATCCTCTTTAGCCGAATTATCATCTTTCTTATCCTTTTTAGGATTGCGTAATCCTTCCAGTTCTTCGTCAGTTAACTCTTCTGTTACAGCATCTTCATCTACCTTAGTATCATCTACCTCAGTATCTTCGCCAGGTTGCTTGATTTCTGTCTTAGTAAATACATTAGCTCCTGGCATGAAATCTTCAAATATTTCAAAACCGTTTAATGTTTCTTTTTCCATAATTATATATAATTAGATTTATTTTCTCTTTCTTCCTTTGTGTTTCCATTTCTTAGCGTTCTAAGCAAAGATAGCTCTCTTCCTAGTTAGTGGGTTCTTACTGTGCGTAAGTTCTTCCGTACTTTTACCAGTACGTTTCTTTAAAGCATTAAACTTCCCTCTATTCTTCTTTTTGATATGTATCCCACCATCTTTATAATTAGGTATCGGATACTGTGGCATTATCCCTACCATATCTCTTATATCATTCATTCTACTCAGTTCCTTTATATACTGCAGCAGTACCTAAACCTAATAATGGTATAGAGTTAAACCACTTAGTATACTTATTAATATTCTTAAACTATTTACTAGCTCTCACTGCTGATCCATAAGTATCAGTATCCTTTAAAGTATTTAAAGTCTATTGAAGCAATTTAGCATCAACTTTATCGCCTCTTCTGTTAATCTTGCCACTGTTAAACAGATATTCTCTAATTTGATTCATATAAGCCTTCTATTCAGTTGGTCTCATACTGATATCCTCACTCATCTTATAGAATAAATTACTATTTCCAGATGCTCCTGGAGTTTTATTTGTAAGATAATCTACTAAATGATTCCATTCATGTTCTGTTACATTACCTGATAAATCTGTTTTAGTCGGATCTATTCTATAATTGAATTCCTCCATTCTAGGGAATTCTCCTCCAGCCATATGTCTATTTGCAGCACTGGTAGTAGCACCCATCTAAGCTCTAGCATTAGGAAGATTATTAGTAAGTTCTACCTGAGGTAATTTACTAGGATTAGTATTATATGTAGATATTAAATCTGCATAAGTCCGCATATAGTTATCACCGAATTGTTTACGAACCTACATAGCTCTATTGAAATAATCTGGATCATCTTGCAACCTTTCGACTACTTTATATCCTTCGTTTCTGGCTTTAGGTTTAAGATACTACTCTCTACGAGCAGCTTCTATTATTCTATCCTTTTCTAACTGTTCTGCCGCTCTGTTTACTTTAGGAATAGGTCTCTTTACCTTAGGAGTTATACCTTTGTATGAACTTCTAAATTGTTTAACAGTCATTGGCATAAAAGGAATTAGACCCATTGCTGCTAAACCTGCACCAGACCAGTCTTTGTTTCTTAAAGCTTCATAAGTATCATATATAGATATGGCATCACCAATAGGAGTTACATTTGCGGCATCTTCAAGATCTACTATTGGTCTCAAACCTCTGATGAATGGTTTACCGGTAAATCTATCAATCTCATCACTACTATTATCATAATAATCAGCTAACTGATCTTCAGTATACTTACGTCCATATCTATCTTTGTATAACTTACCTTTATATGGTTGAGGCTCTTCAGGAATTATAGGCTTATTACTAGGAGGTATTTCTCCTCCTTCAGCATAATTCTTAAAGTCAAGGTAAGTCTTACCGGGATTCTACTCCCGGTACTACTTCAACTATTGCATTCTATTTCTAAATGCTTCTCTATCCATAACCTTATTTCTTTACAGGTTTCTTTCCGCCTTTCTTGCATCCCATAATTAATCCTCCTTATAACTTTTAATTTTACAATATTTCAACCAAGAATAGTGTTTCCTAGTCTCAGGGTAAGTGTAGTTATTTTCATTATTGTAAGCTTCCTCTTCAAAACTAACATCATGATATATAACGTTCTGTTTACTGAATAACCTAAATAATCTAATTATACAATATTCTGTTCCATACCATATATAATATGGTAACCATAACATTTCTTGCATCTATTTTAAATGAATTTTTTCATGGTTATAGCTCTTAGCATTTATCTTAGAAGCATCCCTAGTAAATATTAAGCCAAATAGATTTATATATTTATAACCCTTAAAAGGTATCCATTTATTCTGTATTACTCTCATATTATTTCTCTCCCGCTACTTTTATAAAATAACAATCTAATTTCTTCATAAAGCCACCTGTATTATCGAGTGCGTATTTGATTGCTCCCTCTGTAAATGTTGATTGGGATGTCTATTAGCTTTAAGATTTCTTTTATGTTCCTTTAATCTTCTTTCTATATTAATAGAGCTACCAATATATCTTTTATTAGTTTCTTTATTATATATCTAATATACTCCTGCCATAATTATTTACCTCTTGCTGCTTCTGCATTAGTTTTATTCCTTAATGCTGTTCTAGCTTTAATTCTTTCTCTTTCAAGAGCCGCATCATCTTTTTGTTTTTGGATATCTTTTTGAGCTTGCAATTTCTGTTTTTCAAGTTCAATCTTCTTATCCTCTATCTCCTTCTTCAATTGTTGTTCACGCATTTTAGCATTGAATTCAAATTGTTTAGAAGCTTCATCAGATGCTTGTTTTCTTTCTGCTAATGCCTGAGCTGCAATTTCCATAGTATCTGGTATTCCGTTTCCATTCTGGTCCATGTTCTCCGCACCTCTATAAGCGTTCAATTGAGCTACAGTAATCTTAGTTGCATTGTTAGAATCAATTTCATATTTCTTAAGATCCATTTCAGCTTCTTTAAGCATAAGTTCTTCTTCTTTAACCTCATTTTGCATCTGCAACATCTATTGTTCACGTTCGGCTTGTGCTTGTTCCATAGCTTGTTGTTGTTCCATTCTCTTCTGTTCAATTTCTTCAAGCTTATTTTTAATCATTGTTACATTATCCATAGTAATGATTTCGGTGATATCTAATAAGCTAGCTCCATTTTGCATAGCTGATTGCATGAGGTTCTTAAGTGCGTCTATTTGTTGTTGATTTTTGGTAGTATCTTCAACAAATACGTCATAATCTTCATAGAAGAAGTTATCTGATAATGTTATAAAGGCTCTAGTAGCATCATCTAGTATGTACTATAGATTCGTTTTATTGTCTTTCCAAGCCCATTTAGAAGTGTTTAAAAGCATGCTAATAGCCTCTCTTTTTACTTGATTATGAGTCCAGAACCACGGTTCAGTAATATGAGCAGACTATACTACAGATCTTTCCACATTGCCTACCAATTCATTAGAGGATATACTACCTTCCCTTTGCTTACTTACTCCAGATATTTCAGATAACATAGATTCTATCTTATCCATTAACATAATGTACTAATTAATAGTATTAGCCATAGTAAGATCTAATGCTGTAATCTGATTAAATTGAGCAGGCTTACCTCCTTCTCTACCGGGTATATCCCAACCTTCTTCATACGGATTAATAAAATTAACCCCTAGAGCTGACAAATAATGCATCCATTTGGATACATCTATATTCATAGACTTAGGTATCTAAGTAATATCCATATTCACCACTTTACCTTTATCTCTAGCCATTGCTAATTCTAGGCGATACCATAGTACAATATACATATACTGTAATGGTTTCATCATACTTACTAAAGATCTAGGCTTACTATTAGTATTATTATATATTACTCCAGTATATGGTAATCTCTAAGCATTAGGATTATCGGCTGATATAAATTGGTATTCTATAGGACCCATACCGAAATATAGATCTTCTCCAGCTCTATATCCTTCGTATGTCTCTATAATCCATTTCCATTCTACATTTAACTCCATGCCAGTAACATTGTAAGTCTCATCTACTACATATTCTACAGGCTCTCCAGTTTCTGGATCAGTAATGGTAACGAAACCTATTTTCTTAAAACCTTGCCAGCATGTATGCCATACGCTTATGTTACTCCCGTCCTCAAAAGGATTAGTACTAAATCCATTAATAGTGTGGGTTTTAATATGAGGGTAATCTAATGAAGTTTTACGCACCTCAGGATTAACTCCTCCTTTTGCTGAGTCACTCATTAGATCTAGAAGCTCATTTAATTGTTTTTCAGACAATTTATCATAATATCTATCGTATATGTCAGTAACAGATAGTTTCATTTCATAAACACACCACTGTGCATCATGAATAAATTCTAGATCTGATGTTTCAGTATCATAATCAAAATACAGAGGATTGATTCGTTCTAAACAAGGTTCCCCATTTAATATACCTACATAATAGATTTCTTCTCCTCCTATTAAGGCATCTTTCCAACCTTTGAAGAACTCATGAGTAATATTTAACTTATTCTTTAAATAATTTAGACTATGATATGCAGTTATTTCGGCAATATCCTTATAGTCTTTACTCATATACTTTTGTATCTATTCTGGAGGCATAATCTCTCCAGATTCTAAAGCTTGTTGATATCTAGCTTGTTCTTCCGGCCCTAATTTACTCATAATAGTAGCCTGAATATAGTCTATCAACATTTGTTTAGCTTTATCTTGCATTTCACTAGTAGCTATTTCACTAGTACGAACTACTCTGAAATTAAATGGTCTTTTAGTCTCTTCTCCAAGTAACAGGTCTATCTTAGGTTTGATTATATTATAATCCTAAGCCATAGCTGGAAACCCGTCCTATTGTTTAAATGGATTTGTAACATACTTTAAATCTTTTTCATTGTATATACTATTATACAAATCATAGTATGTCTACATCTCTTCTCTACGAGTTCTATTGTTACCATTTCTAGAACCACCTTGACTTTTACCAATTATATAGTCTACGCAACTTTTCTTCCAGTCTTCTGTCTTTTTAGACATAGGTAGTTTCTATAGTGGAAATTGATTGATATTTTTCATAGTTAAAACATATATGCTTTTATATTATCAATAGTATCGTCGTCACGATACCATTCTTGAGTAAAAATAGGACCTTCGAACAGTACCCTATTTTTATTCTCTTTTTTTTTCTCTTTAACCTTTACATTATAGAGCTACTCTCTATAAATCATCACCTGCATCAACGCCATGACTCTATCAAAGTTTCCTGTATCATTATAGCTTATAAGCTCTTCTAATAGCGGCTCTGACAATATGTTGTGCAAGTTCTTTTTACCAGGAGCCTATTCTTCATTTAACCAGTCCTTAATCAAGCCTTCTCCCCATTGCTTGATCTATTTATTCATGTGACAACCTTTTTTTCTTTGTACTTTGGAATTACCAACTACATCGGAAATAATATCGGGTTGGTCGGCCAGCAAATAGTCGCAATGCTTAGCAGTAAAATAAGGAAACAAGCCTTTGCGCTCATTCTCGTACATGATTCTACCATTATAGTATACGGCTAATTTGCGTAAATTTTCATAATACTCTTCAGCTGTAGATGGGCGGCCAGTATACTCAGCAACAATAATATCATAATAGTTTTCGAAGTCTTGAAAGCGTTTATAAACAAATGTAGATCCCAACGAGTTAGTACCAGATTGATCATGATCATAAGGGTCAACGCCTAGTATGTATAAACCTATAGGAGCATCTTTAACTGGATGTTCCCATATAACTATACTTCCTGTTGGATTATCATCCTTTTTTAACGGATAATGAGTTATATCACCAATTTTTTTAATCACCCACTTTAGTGTACCATCCTTTTCCCATATCAGATCTCCAATCTATTTATGATTACTTAAGTGTTTATTAGTACGTATAGTAGCTAACTATTCCTATAACTCTTTCTTAGGGAATATGTTACCACCAAACTCCAAACATGCTTCCTAGGGCGTTATACAGTTATGTACCCAAACACCATTAGCAGATAGGGCGTGTGTGATAGTATTAATATCCCACACTTTATCAGTTTTTACGTATTCAATTGATACTATTTTACCATATGAGTAATCACGCATTGACTTAGAAGGTTTGGTATCTTTGATGTGCTCATTCTTTCTATAACTTATAAATCCGATCTATTCTCTAAACTTAGGTATATCTATCTTTCGCATGTTTAACTTGTTTTCTATATACATGTATCCGTTTCCATTTATAGAGTTTCTAGATTTAACAGAAGCGTGAATGTCAAAACCTCTCAATAAGAACTACATATCTAACAATACCTATTTTTCTTTGCTAAAGAAACCTACATGATTACCATCTTTAGAAGAATACCCGTCAGAATCAAATAGGCCAGATAAAAATGCAGAAACTACAGATTTTGGTGATTTTAATATATATTCAGGAATATATACTCTTCTCATTAGATTACCATTAGAATTAGAACGTAACAACTGTAAAGCCTTAAAGATTTCTATAGATCCTTTTCTAGATACTCGTAACTCTATTCCTCCTTTTAATTTTCCAATTTCAGTTTTATTACAACCTCCAAAATTAAGATTGAAAAAAGCCTCTGCCCATTTTATAGAGTCTATATCCTATTTATCGAATACTAAGCCTATTGCTCCGCTTGGACCATAAAAGAACCCATCTCCCATAAATAATCCTAAAAATCTACCCCAGTCTTCATCTATCAATATAGAAGTATTGGTTGCAGGAATCAATCCAGGAACAGAAACGCGTTGATATACTTCAGAGAATTCTGTATTATAATATTTAATTAGATCTCCTACCTTGTAATCTTTTAATTCTCTATACTATTTACCATCAAATATTTTATGATTATCTGTAAGTAACAGTTCCACTCCATCTTCTGTAGTTAATCTGTATACATCCTTTACACCTGATATCCACGCTTTAGGATTATCCTTTATTCTTGTTACTCCATCTTCTGTACTAATCCAAGTATCACCGTCTAAACAGTGTTCTGCAACGTATCTATCTACTGCTACAGAGTTAGTAGCATTTTCTATTACTTTTCTACGCTCAGCTAATATATACTCTACGGACTTTCTACGTAACGTATTTCCATCATTGTCCATGTATATTCTATTACCTTCATCATCACGGAAGTCCATGTTAGTATACTGAGGTATAAAGAATCCACACTTCTTGTCCGATGGAGTTTCATCCCATATGTTATCAAATCCCATACAGTTGTAACCATCAGGATTATAGAACATATCTTTAAGAGTCTCAAAATGGCTATCTTCGTCACCGCCTGTACCAAATGCAATCATTGTTCCAAACGCCATACCGTCTTGTTCTACAGATGGTCTAGCAATCTGCCATGCGGCACCTAGTTCTGAGAATGAGCCAGCTTCTTCAAAGATAATTAACTTACCAGCTTTACCACGAACTACGTCAGGATTATCTTTTAGAGTAACGCCAATTATTTCTGACTTGAAACCTAATTCTATCTCATTACCATATTCGTCCTTAGTAAAGAATCCGGCACGTTTACGCATCTAAGTATTAACAGATCTCTTCTTACCCCAAGCTGTATTCTTATCTATAAAGTCCATATAGTCCCATGCTTTAGTAAGAATACCGTCTTCTGTTAAATACTACTTATTACTAGCATATATATATGTTTTACTACCTGGGAATAAGTAGTAGTTACGGCACGCCATAGAAGCGTTCTTATATGAGTAACCCTTACGTCTACTCTTCAATGCGCATAAATGTTTACCTTCTCCTTCAGCATCTTCTACTGCTTGAAAGAAGTAATAGTCATAATCATAGAAGTCTGGAAACTATAGATCACGTGTCTTTTTTATCTTAGTAGATCCATCTGGATTGTTTATAGTAGTATAGATAATTCTTTGAATAGGACAGAAGTTTAAATAAAAATAGTTATACCCACTGATGAAATCTCCATCATCCGCTGTATAACCATTCTTACATCTATCCATCTGTTCATCCCAGTAAGCAAAAAACTCTGATGTTCCTTCTGGATATGAACAATAATGCCCTGTAGCTATAAACTACAAGGCTGGTTCTCTAAACTTATTGCTATTTTTTATCTATTTGTTGAAATCTACCATTTATATGTTTCTTCAAAAGTATTTGTTTTGGGTTCTGTTAACATATTATTAAGAGGAAGCTCAGTTTGTTCTTCCATAGCTAATAATAAACTTCCAAACTGAATCAGAAAATATTCTCCAGGACTACAGTTCTATAATAATATATTAGACATTTCCATGTTCTTTTAATTTTTAGTTGCGGGAGTTGGATTCGAACCAACGACCTTTAGGTTATGAGCCTAACGAGCTACCAACTGCTCCATCTCACAGTACAGCGGTTTAACCAAAACCAGGAACCGCCTACCTGCCTACTTACGATTAGGACCATCATGAGCTGTGTTTATTGTTAATTACGCAATAAGTGACTTAGGTGTTTACGTTGTATGCGCGCCATACTTCATTGTTTTTCAAACGATTTTTGTGCTTCTTCTTTCGATGGATAGTACTTACCAATCCAACTGTTTATTTGTGTATCCGGGTTATAGAAGTCCACATATGACTGCTTGCACACATAACCCTATTTTTCTTGCAACTAGATACTATCAAGTCTACTCTGTAGTTCATATTTCATGCAAGCTGACTTAAAATCCAACGCCTCAATCACAGCGTGTAACTCGGGTTCGCATGGTGAATAACCATCTACAGAATAATACCCTGTCCATATTTCAAACTTTCTCATGATAATGTAGAGTAAGGAGGCTCGCAAGATAAAACGCCAACGCCCCAGTACGCTGGTGCATTACCCAAACCGCGAATCGACCTCTTTAATAAATAAGTTAAAGGTAAGTAGAGGGTCATTCTTATCATATTTCAGAAGTTCGGATACTACCCACAGCTACTGCAAACTTACCTTTATTGGTACCCCCACCAGGATTCGAACCCGGACCCGCTGGGTTAGAGCCAGCTGTGCTACCGTTACACGCATAGGGGAATATTAAGCGGGAGAGGAAAGATTCGAACTTTCAAACCCAAGAGTTTTGTTAGCGACGACTTTGGGGCGCTTCCGTCAATCTACTGCCGTATACATTCCGCCACTCTCCCGTGCCAGGGAATATTTAATGTCTGTCCCTGTCAGACTTTTAAATATCAAAACCAAGAGAACAGTCTCTTATACCAAGGTTTTCTTTGACCAAGTTTATGTAAAACTGCATATGCTTCTTCCATCTGCTGCCATACTTCTTCTTGGGTTTTATTCATATCAATTACAATATTTACTTGCTTTTTCATCTTATTCAAAATTATATTATTATAAACGTATTGTTTAATTTTGGTTGTCTTTAACTGTATTATCCTGCCAACTCATAAGGATTAACCTTGGCATCTCCCTTTACTTTACCCATAGTTAATTCCTCAGCTTGAACCATAGACTTTAATGCTTCTATACTCTTAATAGTATTAGCTGTAGAGCCCATTCCAGCTAGTAGATCTTTGATCTTCTTCTCATCCAAACAATCATCTAATGACTCTTCATACCATTTAGTGACTGAGTCTAATTTGTTCATTTGAGCGTCTAGCATCTTTAGTATTCTAGTATTCTGCCAATCTATATACTCCTGTTCAGCTACCTTTTCTTCTTCAGTAAGTTCATAGCTAGGGTCTTCAAATACTTGCTCTTTGAGTCTTATTTCTCTAGTATGAGCATCCATACTCTTCTTATATGGGCTACTCCATTTATGCATAAGTACTATATAAGTAATAACAAGCTCTTGATGAACTTTGTCTTCCGAAGTATCATGTTCATACAGTCTTTTGAATGCTGGTACAAAGTATAGATCAGGATGAATTACTACTTTACCGCCTACTATATCAACAAGATTCATTTCTTTGTTTACTTAATTTATATTGATACCACTCACCTAAATCATGAATAGCCGCAGGATCTGATATTACCACTACTTTTACTTCATCCTTGTCATTATAATATCTGACACATGTTAGAATAAACTCTCCTGCTTTAACATCAATTACTTCATTAGTAGTAATAACTTGACCATCTGAATCTGCTCTGTATATATTACAGCCTACAGTAAGTTTTGGAGTAATAGCATTATTATCCGTATTAAAACTTATTGCTTCTCCATAATTATTCACTAGTATCTTTTCCATTATGCTGCTTCTACAGGTTCACAATCGCAACAACCTCTTTCATTTGTTGCTACTTTTCTTGCTTTTCTATCAGCTTCCAGTCTCTCAATTCTTCTACGATAATAGTCCTTCAATTCTGGATTATCTATCACTATGAACTCTTTATCGTCATAGTCACCAGTAGTACTGTACATCTTAAGTAACACATCATACTGTTTTACTTCGATAGTTTTCTTATTACCATTCTTATCAGTTATCTCTAGAATACCATCCTCTGGCATAATATAACGATAGTCAACATCACTGAAGTGACTAACAGACTCGAATTCTTCTTTCTCAAAATCTACTTTGTAGATATTAGCATTATTTACTTTTGCACAATATTTTACCATAATCAATCAATTCTATAACCTAAATACTTCTCTTTATTTAATCTCTGTATTATCGCTAACGCTCTCCTCAGTGATACATTCGGATTCGTGTAGTTTTTCAGGGTCTGATACTTCTGCACTATCTGTTGAAAGTTCTGTAATTCCTGTTCCAAGCTCTCTGGCGTTATATTTTTCTTCATATCTCTTAGTTAAACGCTTACACATTAGATCTATTTGTTCTACTCTATCTACAGTATCAATTTCTCCTTTACCTTCTTGCACCATTAGGGTAGTAAGTTCATCAATAGTATCGTTAGTGAAGTCTTCATAAGTAATAATACCATTTTCGATAACTTTATCTACGGCTTTATATAAAGCCTTCATACCTTTAGTAAAGTTAACTTGGTCAACATTACTCTTCTCGATGTTCCACATCGCCTTACTCTCTTCTATTGTCATTTTGTTTTGCTTTAATTATACTCTTACTAACACAACCAGCTATCCATCCTACTAAGTAAGCATAACCTTCGTTACCATCCTTGAAATCTTCTGTATACATTCCTAGTTCTTGATATATATAGTCTGCAGCATGTACTGCCTCGTGTGATATATCAGACTGTTGCATCTCATCTAAATCAGGTACTTGAATTAATACACCATATTTGCCATCTTCCTTGTTTATTACAGAACGAGTCACCATTGCATAGTTACTACCGTGGAAGTCTACTTTAGCCTCCTCATCAGTAAATTCAACTTTACCATCTGTACTTAATACCTTGAAATGCTCCTGTAAGTCTTCAACTTCTACCGCTACGTATAGTCTTCTAGGGTATATCTGAGGATCATACATGTCTATTTTTGGCGTCTTCTTCATATCTCTTCTTTATCTTGATCTTCCCTAAGTAAGCAAACATTACCGGTTTAGGATCTAAATCTGTTATGATCTGATTAGTAAATTTAAACGGGCTATTACATATCACTTCAATAACTTGATATGGAATGTTATACTTGTTACTTAATTTAGTATATATACTCGTCTAATTTCTCATTCCATTCTACTTTCTTATAATATTTACATGTAGCTAATGTAATAGGTCCTAATAACGTGTTAGGTCTTACTATATTTATTAGTGATGCTATATCTACCCAATCGCTACTATATAAAGTATCCTTAGCAAGGATGCTTATCTTAGATTGTTCTTGTTTATTATACTTACGTATAGGTTCATATATTTCTATATCTTTCATATCATCCGAGGTAAGCAACTCTGTTCGATTAGGTACTATAGTAAACATGTTAAATGGTAGCTGTTTACCTCTAATCTTATTCCACAGTTTCTTGATATACGGATACTTCTTCCATGCTATTATTGTTCCTGCCTCAAGCAGGAATGATCTCATTTTCATCTTTATTTAATCTTAATATAATTGTAATTTGTACTCTATCACCGATTATCTCAGGTATTAATACTTTATTTACTTTTACCTCGTCTTCTATTTCACCTTTTACTAGTATACCCTAACTCTTGAATTTAGCTATGTATCTACTCAAATTATCTGGAGTAATACCTAGAGTACGCTTAATATACTTCCTATTTTCAGCGCTTATTACATTCTTACTAATATTAGGGAGTTTAGGAGTATTAATGTCTAAGTCTATAAACGTAGCTAATAATTCTAACTCCCTATTAGTAAGATCCAATATACCATTAAGGCTTTTTAAGAATTCTTTATACAAATCGGTTTTAGATACTTTCTTAACCAATTTATTCATTCGTCAGTTCCTCTTTAATCTTATTTAATACCTTAGTAAGGTTAAAATAAACTGTTTCAGCTTCTACTTTAACACACGGTTGAACTTTACCTTCTTTATACTTCTGTGTTACTTCTTTGTAATCACCTTCGTATTGGTTAAGTAAAGAGTCAATAAATTTAACTGTAGCACTGATCTTATCAATATTAGGTTTAACCTTTGTCAATAGACCTTCTTCATACAGATCTTCAGCAGTATTTGCATCAATCATAGCAGATCTGAAACCGTTATCTTCTTTTACATCCATAGTAAAAGAATTAAGATCTTCATCCCAAGTAAGTACATCATTTGCTTTGAAAAAGCCGAAATCTTTCTTAAATGTATATTCCATATTATTTCTTATTTTTATCACTGAGCCCCCATACGGCAAGCCATATCATGGAAAAGCAGAGACCCACTACTATTAATTTTTCCATATGCCTATAAAACGTTAATTGTAAATAATTGTTAATAGCTTTTAACATTTGTTAACAATTAATTAATATATAAAAAGAAAGCCCGACCTAAGTCGAGCCTTCTAGTAATGTTGCAAACGAACTAATTTTTATCTTTATGAAAACTTAATTTATATTACTTAACGGCAATAATATCATAAGGTTTCACTAATTGAGTATCTTTTACTAGATCAAAATACATTGCAAATTTCTTATTATAAGCAACTGTATCACCAACCTTAAATTTAACATCTGTTAAGTGTGAAGGAATCTGTAGTACAATACCTGTAGCCCAATCAGATTCTACTTCCTTAGTCTCAGTTTTAGTATCATACTCGTTAAATCCATTCTCATCTACTTTACCATTAGGTATTTGTTCTGTAAACTCTTTAGTAACCATGGTAGGTGGGAGAGGTTTAATTAAAACATCTTTCAACATTCCCCATCCTATTCCATTAACTACTGTTTCTAGTACTTTATCTTCCATATTCTTTTTACTTAGTTTCTGACTATAACGTATTATTTCTTATTTGGTTCTGCTTCTACTATAATATTTCCTCCATTTGAAGTACAATATGTTACAGCTCTCTGTGGGCATTGTTTACCCATAAAACAACAACCATCACAAGTACCTAGAGGAGAACTCTCTATATGGTATCTGTTACCTTGAATTTCTACTACTTCTCTATTCTTGATTATCTCTGCTAATTCTGGATCGTATAGTGTCATACCTAATTGTGTATTAATGTTAAATAAGTAATTTCTAGCTTCTTCTACTTGTTTTCTAGTTACTTTTGTATTCATTCTGTTGTTTTACCTTTTCCGTGTTTGTCTAACCAAAGTAAAGCTATGGCATTCCATGCTACTTGTGCTAGATGTTGACAACCAGTATCTTCATCTATTTTATTGCCTTTCTCATACTCTAGTAAATGCCTAAGTAAAGCAGCTTTATAACGTTGGTAACCGTTATCTAAATTCTGCCAACTATTGTCAGAGTATTTCTTAGCTCCTTCAGTATATACTTTAACAATGTCTTCTATCTCTTCTAACGGTAGTAGATCCCATCTTAACTTACCGTCCTTAAAGTCATTCTTTAATCCTTCTGTCATAGTATGTATTATCTATAGTAAGGTTACTATATCTGTTAAAATAAGTATTATATTACTACTTACTTAAGAGTATATTATACATATACTATACTTAGTACTTGCTGCATATACCCCCTTACCCCCCATAATAACGCTCTTATACTATGTTTAGTTCCCATTTCTTTAACATTTATTAACAATATTTAGGGCTATTTAACTACAGAAATTTAACACTATTTAACAAAAAATATTATAAAAAATTTTTGGGGATAAAAATTTAGGGAGGGATTGTGCGTGTGAGGAGTAGTACCCCAAGTCATCCCCTACTACCAAAAACTGCGGGAAGTCCCCGTAGTCATTAATTAAAACGAATCAACATCATGAGACAGTATTCTGTAGCAGATATCGAACAAGATGTTCAATTTACTTTTGAAGCAGGTAATGATGAGGCAGCAGCTATCATTGCAACAGCCTATAATCAAGCTTATCCAGAGCTAAACTTTGTTCTAGAATGTATTAATAACTGAGGCAATTCAGCCTCAGTTTACTATTGTTGGTATTAACTTAATCATTATACATTATGAGACTATCAGATTGTATTTTCGAACCTACTGAACAAGACTACGATTATGTAGACTCTTGGTTTGAGTAACATGGCTAACAGGGGCATTTCAGCCTCTGTTGTTAACAATTGGAGTAAAACTTAGAAGGTGAACTCATGCTACTATCGTAGCATTTGAGAACGAGAACATTGATTATTGCAGTATCGTGCCTTCTAAGCCTCCTTTTTCTTTTGATTATTCACTTTAAATTATCAAGATATGGACAAGATTTATGTACTCAAATTGTATGTTTCAGCATATGTTAAACCTATAGTTGCTGAAGTATTTCCTAACACAGATGCTGGTCGCAGAGATGCAGAAGATTATGCAACTATTATGACCAGAAACTCTGAGTATGAACATATAGTAGTTATACCTGCTAGGTTTACTTTAGAATGTAGTGCAGTCTCCAAATGAGACTGCATTAAATATAAAAAGCTGTTGCGTACTCTTTGCATTTATTAACATTTAATTCAATTAATTATGAAACAGAGTGAAAAACTGTTAAAGTTGAAAGATGCTGGTACTATACTGATTAACCTAGGCATTCTCATAATGTGCATGACTCCTGTTGTTATGGTAGCAAGAGAAGTATATGACTTTCATGCTTGGTTGACAGTATGGAGGTGGGGAGTAGGTATAGCTTTCAGTGGGCTAGTCATCCGCATAGCAAGATTCTTGTGGTTGTGGTAGATTAGTCTTGGGCAGTCCTTGGTGGCTGCCCTTTTTATTGTATTTTATAGCTTGAGATAGAATAGCTAGTGTAGCCTGTATAAGCTAGCTCAAAGCTGCGCACAGGGGCAAGTCACACACATCTACCAAGAATTGGCGACGCATGAAGAGGAAGGAATAAAGGAGAATTGAGAGCGTAGTTATTGAGGTTCGGTCATTTTGCTTGTGATTGTACTACACATTCTCATCACTCTTTTCCTTTCTTTTCTTCGCTCCTTATTTAGTCATCCAGACTAATATATAGCTTTTCGATTATTCACCAATAAATATATTTATTATGGCACGTTACAAATTAATGAATGTTCAAATTAAGAAAGTTGGACAAAAACCCGACGGTACAATTGATGCAACTATTAATCCAGACGGAAAACGTCGTTTTATGACCGCATCATTAATACCAACAGCAGGTGTATGGGCAGCAGCAGCTGGCTCATTACCACCAGTATTTGATGAAGCAATCATCAGAATGTATGAACCATTGTTATCTCAACAGAATGGAGGAACTGCACAAGCAGACCAACCATTACCTGATGAGTTAGCATATCTTAATGGAGCATGGGCTGAATGGATTGCACCTGCACCTTTTTACAAGAAATATCTTGTAGGAGTTGCAGCACGTAAACCAACCGCATTAGCACCTCAAGGTAGACCAGCTTATCCAGCAGGTCATAAAGTAATGAATGCAGACGGTTCTGCACCAGTTATTTACACATCTATTCGTGTATTTACCATATTTGGTAAAGACGAAGACTTAGGTAATGAAATAGTTTACCGTCCAGGTTTTAGTGTAAATGAATTAGGTGTAGCTCAGTTCAGTAATTACTGTGAGTATGTACAACCACAAACTACACCAGTAATTACACCACAAGATGATGTAATGGGAGACACAACAGTTCAGCAACCACCAACATTCATACAACAGCCTCAGCAACCACAAGGAGCTATGGTTTAATAAAAGATTGTCACTCTTCGGAGTGACTTTCTTTTTTATTATCAATAACAACGCATAATTAAAATAGAAACTTTCATTAATATGGAATGGTCACAGATACAATTTGCAGGAGGAATAATCATAATATGTATAATTATATACTATTATTTAAAAGAAAAGGAATAACAACTGATACAATCTGATAAACAAAAACTCAATAACTTCCCAAGACATTGAGGGCACCAGTTTCTTATAATAAGTTTAGGACTATCCTTATAAATGCTTAGCTACTACAACTTTGATTCCTAGAATCATAACGCCAGAGTAGAGAATCCTTATTATAAGTTTTAGGTGTAAAATGCAAGAGATTTTCTGAAAAATTAAACTAATAATTACACGGTCTGTGAAGATAGTGTAATTTCACGTGTATTATTACTTTAATGCAACCTTGAACGACCGTGACAAGTCGGTTTAATGCAGAGTCAAAGTAGTTAATTATTATTTATCCTTAATTTATATGCACAGTAAATTGTTGATATCTAATAGTTAATAATCCACGTGGTAGAGACATAGTTAGGTTCGCTATGTGTGCAACTCTTAAAGTAACTAATCTTAAGCAAGTAATAGAGAAATAGGTATTAACATTAATACATGAGAATAATCTCATAATGTGCTTGACAGTCTAATACTAACTGAACAATAAGTATTATTTAAAGTAAGAGAAAATGAGACCTTTATCCAAGTAGCTCTTAGCATAGCTTATAATAACCTTTCAAATGAGATATCTAATATATCTTCATATACCTAGTTATTATATTAATGCGCTTACTTTATTCTATTTGACTACTAATTGAAAATTATATAAGGATGTCACGTATCCTAACTACTGCATGTAAAATCCGAAGCTAATAAGGTATTGTAGTAGTATTCTCTATCAATAAATACAACCTCATCGTGGTGATAGAGTCTAGTAACATGTTAAAAAACAAACCTTCCTAGTTTGCATGTGAAGCTAATGTATTTAAATTATTTAAGAGTATTAATCAATAATCAAAGTATATGAAGAAAAACAGTAAAAGACATCTTATTGTGGTCAATATACCTTATTTACTATTAATTACATTAATTAGAAATAAGGCATTATCCTCTTATATCTCCAACTTAATTATTAAGAGAGAAATTACTACAAATTATAATAATAATGCGATTAGGTTTTTTAGTATTAGACCAATAAGTAGAATACTAATATGCTCATTTCCTTGGATGTATACTAAAGAAGGTTTTAAATTCTGGGAAGATATCTATAATGAAATCTGTGATAAATGTGGTTCGCAATAATAACTATTGCAGCTACCATTGTAGTAGTGATAGCTGTAGTGTATGAATGTATTATGTTATGGAAAGAAATAAATAAATAATATAGTAGTACGCGTAAAAAGTCACTTTGATATTCTTAACAAAATAAGTAAATTATTAATAGTATCTATAACTATTATAATTATTTGTTATATATTTAAAGAATATGTTCCTAAAGATCCATATAACTTTGTGGATTTGCAAATGCGGTATAAACATTATATAGTCTCAGATAAATTTCAAGAAAGTGAAACTGACTATGTATTTCGTTTAGTAAATCCAGTTACTGATCAAGAATATAAAGTATACGTTACAGATTACTTATATATGAATGTATACTTTGTTGGTGATACCATTAAATAATTATTAACTATTAAAACATTATCAAAATGAAAAAGAAAAGTTTTATTGTACATGACAAAGAGACAGGAGAAGAAATTCTCATTGCTAGTGACGGATTCTGTTATGCAGAAGTATGTGACGGAAATACTGAAGTAGGTGCTTCAGACAGAATATTTGTAGTAACTGAAAGTATCTCAGTTGTTCAGTCATTATACGAAGAAACGGAGGGATAAATGGAAGATAATCAATATCCTGTATTAAGAAAATCATCAAAAGGATTTTGGTGGTTATTAGTAGCTATTGCAGTTATAGTCGCTACTGGAGTAATAGTGTTTCTGTGCCATGAACCTATTGCTAAGATTGTTACGTCGGAAGACGAATCAGTTTGCATTGATACTGTGAAAGCAGTAGAGCCTGTATTAACTATACAGGAAGTTCTTAAATTTAGAGAAGACGTAAAAGAGGGAATGCGCATTGATAGTATATTTTTAGCAATGCCAGATGCAATCTTAATTGATATTTTAATGACTCATGGTACATCATTGTCAAATAAAGACATAGTTACTATATATGAATCAAACAAATCTCATTTTAAGGATATACTTAAAGGTGCAGTTATTCAACGTGATATAATTACCCCAACAGATTCTGTGAAGAATCCTCGTGATTCTCTAAAGCGTTAGAGGAAGTATATGCATAGTAGTATTTAACGACAATTTATTATGATTAATGGTTAAATGTGAATTTATAGCTAACCGGTTCGTGAGAATAGGTTAGTCTTCAGAAGATGACAAGCCTGTGGGGCGTAAGTAAGTGCATATCTATACTGTACTAAATACGATAAGATAAGTATAGAAATACTCGTATTTGTGCTTATAATCGTGCGGACGTAAAAATCAGGTGAGTGATAAGATTAGGTTTGACAGCCTTTTCTGCTTGTACTCTGGAGTAATCCTAAAACATGTGAGAGTCATAGAATAAAACTCTAACAAGTAATGTTAAAATTTGATTTTCTTTATTAACACAAAGCGTTAAGTGCATTTGAAATCATTTTTAGTATTAGTTAAAGTTATGGTATTATAACTTAGATCTCATTCATCAACAAATGTGTTTCTTACTCTAGAATACCCTAGAGTAACGTCGTCAATTTTATTAACTAACAATTTAAAGCCTATGTAAAATGAATAAGAACAAGAGGTATGTCACTTCCGTAACACAGCACAGTGACCAATTTCTGGCGATCCTATTAGGATTAAAAAGTATACTAGGAATGCCTATAAGCATAGCTAAACCTATAGCTAAAAGCAAACCAGGTGTAACGGTGGAGTTAAACCCACACTTCGAAATTAACTCAGAATTATCTACTGATGAAATTAAAAATCAGTTAGATGAATATGAGATAGAAATAACAATAATTAATCAATAATTATGAAAGCAGTACTAATTTTAATTAATGGTAATTACCGAAGTAATAAACATGAAAAAGATTTGATACAGGATATCATATCCACTGTGTGTACTAATACAGATGCTGAAGGAGCAAATGCTCTTAGTGTAAATACATACGATGAAGCTGATTTACTTAAGTTAATGATGCCTAATCCAGATGATAACACATTTAAAGAAGTAGGTACATTTAAAAACAAATTGATATCCTTCTGTAACAAGATACATGAAATGGTTGGAGATCCAATATTGTTTCATACTGATGAAGCCTTTAAACTTGAGTTTATCAAGTATTTTGTAAATGACAGTACATTTAGAACTGATCATAAAGAAGTCATAACTTACTTAGTAAAAGGAGTAGGAGTAAAAACTAACAAATCAGTTGTAATAAATGTTCTAAAAGATTTTCATCTAGAGAATATAGGTAAGTACATAAAAGAAATCAACGACGTAGTAGAACTTGTTTAATATGGGAAAAGATAAGGAGAAAGAAGTAAAAACTAAGACGGAATACAAAAAACATCCTAAGCATAAGAAAATGGAACCTTATAATCGTAAAAAGGCATGATTAAATTAAGTAAAGAAAAACCTTATGAAGACGCATGTAAAATACTAGGTCTTCATCCTGTAGCTAATTATAAAAGCTACAAATTAACAGATGAAACTAGGAACTTCATCAAGTTAGAAACTATTGCAAAAGCTTTAAATGAAGGCTGGAAACCTACAACAATGGATCCAAAAGAGATAAGATATTGTGTATGGGGTTGGAACTATACAGATAACAGAAAACCTTCCGGTTTGCTCGCTTTGCATTCTTGCAATGCACTTGGCTCTGCTTCTGCCCGTGTCGGTACTTCCTTGGAATTCAAAGACAAGGATACAGCAAAAGAATTTGCAAGAATATGTAAGCCTATGATTGTAAAACACTTATTTGGTCGAGATGATCATGAAAACTTCGAATTCAATTTCTAACGAATGCCCTACACAAGATAATATTATCAACTGTAGTGAATGTGATCTTGAGTGTAAACTCAGAATGGCAACGAATAACAAGCAAGAGGTTCCGCCAGAGCCTCTGCCCGCTGTTATATATTACTAATTAAATTGTTAGTATGGTGGATTCCAATCAACCCAAAAGAACTGTAAATATACCAAAACCCTAATACATATTATTATGTAACGGCTATTCAACGGCAATCTGTAGATTTACAGATAAAGGGAGAGAAGGATAGGGGTTATCTGTAGAATAAGAGATAGAAATATACAGAACAGTTCTTTTTTAATTTAAAACTTAGTGTTAATTAATAATAGTATCAATCTTTAAACATTATCAAAAAAATGGCAAAAGAAGAAGTAAAAGTAGCAGATGTTCTGTCTACTGAAAACATCGAGGATGTTATTAAAAATGGTGCAGTAGTAACTGCTGAAATTGCAGAAGCAGCTGCAAAGAAGGTTGCAGAAGCAAAGAAAGAGCAGTTAACGAAAGAGTTGATTTCAATTGTAAACAAGGCTGATTATACGCACAAGCGTATGGTATTGTCTATGAAAAAGACAAAGAAAGAGGCGAATATCAAAGTAGAATACTTAAAGAAATATACTGCTTTGGTAGAAGATCTCAAATCCGGCAATGCAACTCTATCTACTACTGAGTTCCAGAAACAGGCAACAGAAGCCAAAAACATTGCAGTAAAAGCGCTACGTGAAAATGACAAATGGTATGAGGAAACCTGTGATGCCCTCGACAACCAGTATCCGGAAGCAAGATACAGTTGGCGTTATGACGATGCAATCGTCGGAAGATAATAGCCACACAAGGTCCAGGAAAGATACTTGAATAATAGAGATATTAATTCTATAGAGAATCCGAAGAAAATTGAAAGCAAATGGTGAGGGCCATGTTACATCGGCACCCTATAATAAGCAGCTTCATCCTGAATTAACAGGAAACAAACAAATGTACGATAGTGAAAACTATTCAATACTGGAGTTGGACTAGAAAACGTGCCACTGATCAAGTGCCTAAGATCGTGAGGATGTATTATAATAATTGCGCAATATATAGTATTGAATCTATACTCAAAGAGTATATTATGCAAATAGCATTCTTATGATATCAAATCGGCAAACATTATAGCGAATGTTGAGTAGTAATACTTCTGTACTAGTCTATAAATGATCAGTTATCAAAACTTATAAGTAAAATAATTTAAAAGACCAAAGGCTATATAGGTTTGGTCGCCTATATAGCCACAATTGACTGTTAGGTCTATGAAACGGTTGTAAGACGAGGGTTCGACTCCCTCATACTCCACGCTCACCTAGAGCTACAAAGCAATACTAAGGAATAGAACTAGGGTATTTGATCGTGTTCTACCGTGCGCCAAGTTCTTAAATCTTAGAACGGTAGATTAGGGGTATTTTGGTTTTGATTGCAACAATGTGAAGTAGAATAGGTCAATAAGCAGATAACTGGCAATACAAGTTATGTAATGGATTATACACGCTTAGTAGCGTGATATATCCCTAGGGGAGCATACAGTATCCTAGTTAACAACTCTTTATTTAAAGAGAAACTGTTACTAATGACGGGGTTGTGAAATAGATTTTAGCGCTAGAAATAGTGACAGTCGCCTCATAGTATCTAATAGATATAAAACTAAATGGAAATAAGTAGCTTTATATGGAATAGAAGCGCTAACACTGATAAAGTTAGAGGAGAGCAGTTCGAATCTGCTCCTTATTACAATTAAATTAAGTTTAATCAATAAATTAATTTGAAATGGGATTAATGAACTTTATTAGAGCTAATCTACCAGAATCTTGGGAGAAAGCCGCAACTGAACTGAAGATGAAGACAGAGTTAATAACTCGTCTACATGCAAATGTTCCCAGAATTTATAAGAATAAATATCATTATAAAGAGGGAATAAACTACATTCGTGGTGTATTTAGATCAACTTGTGCAATATACTATTTAGTAGACGCAACAGACATTGATTTAAATAAATGGAAAGTATTAGATGATAAAATCAAAGAATACATAGAAGCATGCAGATAAGATATTTTGCTTGGTTTGAATCCAAACATGAAAAAACAGAGTTTATCAAATTATTAAACTCTTGCCGCTCAGATATCGAGGCAATTGCCAAGATTATGAAATTATATCCTGAACTTAAACAATATGAAGTAGCAGGTGTAGTAGATAACTTTAGAAAAGAATTGAATAAACTATGAAACTAAATCATCCTGGAATTTACCGTATCATAGGAGAAGATTTTGAACTTCTCGCAAATGTTATTGGTGAAGCTCCAATGCTACGTATACCAAATGCGTTAGTAATGAATGACCTTATTCAAAAAGGTTTATTTCATGTGGTTACTGAAGAATCTTATGAGATTCAAGCAGTATTAACAGAACCTGATAAATTCATATTCTTTGAATACGAATACTCAGAGGTTTGTGATCTACCTTCTCGTCGTAAATCAACTCGTGGTGTTAAAATGCCAGATATAACTGATGAACAATTTGAGGATTTCACACAGAGATATATTGAAGATGCTCGTACTCCTGGCAAAGGAATATGGGCAACTAAAATGTATATCGTAAGTAAAACAGAATGGTCTATACCACAAGCTCATGTTATTGTGTTACAGATCATCAATAAACTAAGGAAACATGGTCGCATATAGTTTAACTAATCGAGTATATACTCCTTGGGGAATACAGTACAAAAAGTTTAATTGGAGAGAAAGCTGGAGAATTTTTCTTAATCTTGGAGATAAAGAAGTTAAGAATAAAACTTTCAGAAATACTAAACCAATTAATCATATAATATATTGGTTCGATACTAATGTATTATGTAAAATAAACTGTGAAAAAAAGTCTACTTTAGACGTGAGAATAAGAATAGTTTGTGGAATGATTAATAAGATATCGCCTAATACTCTATCTCCTGATTTAAAAAGAGAATTTATGGAGTGTATATGGGATTCTTATAAACAATTCTATAAAAGCTATATGGACTGGTACTGCTACTGGATTGCAGGTGTACCATTCTAGAATAAAGGTATAAGTTTTTGATCGAACTTATACCTACTAAAGCCCGTAATTATGACAGATTTAGAAAAACAACAGATTTTTGAACTGATCAAACAGGCGAGAGAAGGCAAACAATCTGCCTTTACAAGGCTTTATAATAGGTTTGAAAGAACTATATATCTTACTATATACAATATAGTAAAGAATAGAGATGTAGCAGATGATTTATTATCTGTTACATTTATTAAAGCCTTTAGTAAGCTAGATAGTTACGTTAACAATATTTCATTTGAAATGTGGTTAAAAACTATAGCTATAAATAGTAGTATTGATTATATTAGACGTATGAAAAAAGAAAAAGCGAACTATTGGATTGACGACGATGCCAACTCTTTGCAACTGAGTAACCAGGCCAGTTACTCTCCAGAAGACGATTATGTCTTTGCAGAGACAAGTGATGCTCTAGATAGTGCCTTGTCGCGACTTCGATTTAAGTACAGAAATATAATTGAACTACGAACTGTTCAAGGTTTGTCTTACAAACAAATTTCTGAACAATTAGGACTTTCTGAGTCCCAAGTAAAATCTCAGCTTAACAAAGCTAGAGATAAACTAAAACAATTATTAAACAATAACTAAAATTTACTAATTATGACAGCAGCATGGATTATTGTGCTACTTATAGTAGCATTTGTATGTACTCGAGTTTTTCGTAGTACAAAAATGTGGTGGATATTTATGTCTGCCATTCTAGCTGGTCTATTAGTAGGTATGTTGAGTAAAGAAGCTGTAAAACAGTCTAAAAAGACAGGAGTAACAGCTTCTATTACTCAGCTAATTGATATTGTTGACAACGGAAATGATGCATGCACACAGTGCGTAGTAACAGTGACAGAAGGTTCTACTAGCCGTCCAGGAGCTGTGAGTTACATTGCATTATTTACTGAACCGTTTATGTCAGATGTATCAGTTAGCAATCATATCACTAAGGGACGAGATTCACCTGATATAGAGGATGATAGTTGACCTCTCTAAAACACTATTAAATTAACTTATTTACTAACAATTTAAAACATTATCAAAATGTCAAAGAAAATTAAAGGAGGAAATGCAGCAAAAGTTGCAACTGCAAAAGTAAATCTAGCTAACAAAAAATCAGCTGATACTAAATCAGAGAATAGTAAAGCTGAGGATACTCAGCAAGTAGCTGATAATACTTCAGCAACCCAGGAGAAGAAATCTGCTTCAAAACCTGCAGCAAACTCTAAACAAGAAAAGAGTCAGGAAATTTCTAAAAAAGAAACTAAGAAAGAGGAGAAGAAGGAAGAAAAGAAGCCTACCCAACAAACGGCTGATAAAGGAAAGAAAAGTCCAAAGATTCCTACAATAATTCCAGAAGTAGAAGAAAAAATTGGTAAAATACCTGCAATAGGAAATGGAATCCCTATTGGATCTAATCGCTCTTCTGCCGATGCGAAAGCAATGCTTGCATATGTTGGTTATCAACGATTCATTAATAATGAAGAGTATAAGAACCAAAGTCCAGAATCATATGCAAATACAGCTCGATCTATTGACGCAGTGTGGTTACTTGGAATGATTGATATCAAGAATGAATTTGCAGAACGATCTGCTGCCGGTGAGTTTGTATGTAAACTACCTGCTGAACAGATCTTCCGATTGCAGGATATTGCAGATTCTCTTGGCATTACTTTAGCTGAACCTAAAGCACTTCCAGGAAAAGAGAATGAAGGTCAATTAGCAATTGATTTCAATTCTCCAGATACTAAAATTCCTGATGAGTTGAAGGAAAACAAAGCTGAGGCTCCTACAAAACCTATTTCGCTTGATCCTAAGGACATCAATTCTCTTGAAGAATTAGCTGCTGTCCTAGATCATCTTATGCGTAAAGATCGCAATATTGCAACTAATATTGTTAACACAGTTGAATGGTATCGTGTATACTGTATCAACAAAGAAGATAATGCAGAAAAGAAGATTGAACTTGACAATCGCACTGTAGCAGAGTGGATTGAAGAGATCTTCCGTATTATCAACAGTGTTCCACTAATGAATGGTCTTGGACGTACAGTATATTTATATACTGCTGCACAGGGTTCTCCGGTCTCCGCTCATTCCTTACTACACAAGCACATGGCACCATGTGGTTGGAGTGAAGAACAGATTGCAAGTACTTTAAAAGTACTGTTGCAAGAAAACTTCCGTTATAAGCTTAAGAGTGATGAAAATCTGAAGGCAACTGACGATAAAGCACTTCAAGCAGTAATTGGAAATGTTGGTAGAAAGTATATTGATGATTTATTCAATACTATTTCTGCCGGTGTAACATCTAAACCAGGAGATAAAGACTACAGTGAACAACAAGAAGCACTCAAACTTGCAAAAAAGCAGTTTGATCTAGTAAGTCAGAACTATTTTCCAGAAGGACAGCATCCATCTAAAGATGAAGTTCGTATGAAGATAGGCCAGATTATCAATCTGTATCGTGATCCTATGGATCGTCTTGCAGAATACGAAGAAGGTATAATTACTCCTACTACAGGAGAGTTTCCTCCAAAAGAGGATAAGGTTGAAAAAAAAAGCTAAGCTGGATCCTTAAAACTTGGAAACAAATTATTACCTTTAGAAAGTTATTCACTAAATCATCATCAAAATGAATAGTAGAATCGTATCAGTAGTACTAATATTCTTTGCAAGCATTTATATTGGCTGGAATTTAATAAATACTACTGAAGTAGTACAGGCTCAGCCTGTTATTCCTTCATATTTAGAATTAATGTCTATGACACATTCTAAAACAGAAGAGAAAAAGTCCGCGGGTATAGATACGATTAATGTATCAGTAGATATTAATACCCACGAAGTATCCGTAAATGGAACAACGGACGCAATTGTAAATGTAACAACTACAGGAGAAGTAAAACCTATAGTTAAATACAGGACCAAAGTAAAAGAAGTAAATACAGGATTTCCAAAGGTAAGTAGTATAGCTAATTTGCCAGAAGACACGAAACCGCTTTCTCCTTTTACTAAAAGACAACAATGATGAATAAGAAAAATTGCATTATGTTAAACGGTATGGCACGTCTGTCATGTATCATACGTAACATTAAAGAAGCTAGACGAAATTTAGATTTCGTAATAGATCAATCAAATTACTTTATTGTACAAGGGCAAAGTACCAACTTAATCCAAGTACAAGCTAAAGCTAGTTGCGAGAATATCTTATTCGTAGAGCAGTACTTACGTTCGTCTGTAAGTGAAATTTGTGTTCGCTTGGACGGTTTTGACCCAGGACAAATGGATCCAATTGATTATATCAGTAGTAATGATATAAAAAATGGCATAGTAGATATATGCAGAGGTAAGAAAATAGTTGCAAATATTAACTTATCTTCAGGAGAAATTTTCTGCATAAAACCGGAGCAACTTAGTGTAGGGAAAGATAAACCCTCAGCGGAAAAAAGTTAATGATAATAACCGCTATATAAATACTATAATTATATCATAGTTCGAGAGGAGTAAAACTATAGCGTAAATCACTCCGGCAGTCACAGGAGGAAGTTTTTTTAAGTACTACTGCGTCAAGGGAGTTTGTGTTCATTTACACATAGCCCGAAAAAGGACAGAATCCGAGAATATGTTAGCTGCAACCACAGTGAGATACACAAAAGGTAGGATAATAACTTATACTGGTGAAAAAGGTATAAGAAAACAGGAGAGGGTGAATAGCCTGTGCTGTTAATGTGAGAACCGTCTGGTGATACTAAGAGTGAAGAACCCGTAATAAGGAGCAACAAGAAGATACCCTAATTACAAACTAATTCAAACGGAACGAAATCCGTATATTCGTATGCATTAATCAAAATGTGATTCAAAAAGGAATATAAACACGATGCTAAAACAAGAACAAAGGGTTCTTGGATAATCCCTTGGAAAAGGATTATCAAACAATATTATGGCTGACTAACGCAACAAGCGGATTCCAACCTCGCTTCATACAAAAGCGCAACTATGCGTCCTGAATGGAAAAATAGGCTAACTCTAGTGTTTTTACGATAATTGGTTCGTAATATAAAGGGAGGAAATTACTGATACTAATGTAAGGATAACCGTGTTATGGTACATACTTATGCAAAGTAAAGATATGAAGGCTGGACATGCAATGATCCATATTTATTAATTACAATAAGCGGTTTAATGGCGCTATAACCATAATTCTATTTAAGTAAAACTAGTAATAAATAAATATGACTGATTACCAGGGAGCAGGAGCCAATCCTGTGCGCTACCGTAACTAGCGTGCCGCAAAAGAATTTACGTATAAGGGATGAGGTATATGAGATTGATGCCGTCTTTCAAGTCTAAAGTGACTCACGTGCTTATTCGTTCGTGTGAGTATAATTGAATGAGGAATGAATAGACAAAGATGTCTAAGCGGTTTGAGGGCGCAATAACCCTGATTCTAGTTGTCACATACCTTTAGCAAGTATGATTATGACATAAAATAATACTAAGGAGAGGCTTTGAAACTCCTTCTAAAAAACAGCAGAGCTTATGTCTTTCAAGATATGAAAAGACTAGTTAATTATGAGCATCGCTTCTATCCTAGAAGAAGAGAAGTATTAACTAAAAACAAATAAGTAGCAGAGTAAGTGATGAGAGCTGCTGTGGGGTAGAATCTCACAACCAGAGACCGTTGTTCTAGATATGAGGAATATCTACTACTTAAACTGAAAAGCTAAGCTGAATAGGATCAGCTATTGGTAAAATGTATCCTAAATTAAATTAACAAGATCCTTAATAGTCGGCTGTCTATTAAGCTAATTGGGAAGTTCAATGGTAGTACAGCGTTCTTAAACTTCTGTTGTAAGGAAGTAAATTACAAGTACGAGCCACCCCGACTGCCAACCGTTATCGCTGACATTAGAAACTCCTAAAGTATATATTGCAAGTATATACGTAAAGAGAACGCTGATTCGTTAATAACCTGTCGTCTATCACCCTGTCTCGGTAGATTAAAGGACGAAGTATTTAACTTGATCGTAATAACAATCAAGCAACAAGGAGACGATGAGAGGTGGAAATCCTCGTGTTCGCGCAGTTATAAACAACAAATCCTATACATGGTATGAGTGGGTCATGCTTTAAGCAATGAGCTCATGAGTTGGTAACGTTAGATAAACGACCGTAATTTTATGAATTTCGATAATACGGAAATACCAGGTAGACTTACTTAGTCGATGATCTGTGTCTTTTATATTGCAACTAATAGCGATATAAAATAACGGTGAGGGGTGCGTTAAGCATCGAAAAAATTGAATCTTAACCGTCGAAATGGGACGTTAAAACATATTATCAGAAAATTTATCAGAGAATTTATCAAAAGATATTTTCAAATAAATTGATATTTATTATTTTAGTACTTAGTAGATTATGTGATTGAATTCACCATTACCAATTTGTAATGCTATAAAATGATCGAACAGTAGAGAGCATTAACTTATTATTAACTTAAAAACTAAAAATGATCCGTATTGGTATATCAAGTACGGACTCAAGAAGGGAACATTTTTTGTGGAACAAAATAGTAAAATCCAAATGGTTACTCCTAATACGGAGTTAGCCTCTATCATGGCTCGATATCGGCAAGTTTGTAAAAAGTATGGAGAATACTTTAGTAGTCAGATCTATACGATTGTATCGCACAACCCAGATCTGAAGTGGAAAGAAGATGTTCAGAATGACAAGAATACCTTACGGAAGGATGTCCGGATTTTCATAGTTAAACCTATTGATATTACGGGTATTGAACTTTGTGAAAAGGACTTTGACGGTCATCCAAAGGTAATTCTGAATCCGAAGTCTCAGGATCCGTCATTAGTATTTGATCTTGCTGAACCGAACTTCCAGAAAGCAACCCGGGAAAGTGTAATGGCCTGTATTGCAACATTAACTAAGCCGAACGATCCAACAAATCCTACAAGACCTATTTTCTTTGGTCCTTCTGAACTTCCGCAGTTGAATACATGCCTGAAGATGCATAACTCATCCATTCTGAATTTCTATGAGGAACAGGCCCGTAAGAATATGCAACTTGCAGAAACTGTCCGGAACATCATGGACCAACAGGATCGTGCTCAAGTAGAGTACTTACGGCAGTGTGGGATCACTAACGAAGATCAGGTAGAAGTAAACGTCACTATCGAACAAGCCCAGGGATAAGTAAGTTATGAATAGCAGAATTTCTCCTATAAGAGTAGAGCTTCTGCGAATACTTATTTGCTCAGAGCCAACAATTCTCAGCAAAGTTCAGATTCGGAACGGAGCTGTAATTGAAACTCCTAAAAAGGTTCAAATTAAAGAGAATGGAACTGCCTATTTTTATTATGGACATGGACCAATTTGGTGGCAAAGATGCTGTAATTCTTATGAATCGGTAAGTATTATAGATGCATCAATTCGTATAGCAGACGCAATTACTGGATCTAATGGATCCAGAAATGATATTGCTTTTGACGGAATTACTAAAAGTATTCTTGATAAAGCTGTAAAAGAACGCGACTTCGACTGCGTAGTGGATATTTTGTTTGATAGTATGAGGAATTGTTCAGACGGGGAACTACATTCTAAATATATCAATCAGGAAAATGCAAAAAAATATGCAGAAGAACAACGTGAACAGTATAAACACGAGTACAGTCTTGACGGTGATGTTGAGATTGGCGTAGGTGTAGATCTCGGTGGTGGACGGATATTACCGATCATCGGAAAACTAAACAACAAAATTGTTAAAATCAGAAAAGGTTGAATTGGACCTAACGATTAAACATTTCTAAGTACTGAACTGGGTACTTTTTTATAAAAACTGCTGAATTGGGTAGTTTTTAATTCTCATGCATTAGCTTAGTTGATTAGAGCGCTATTTAATAGAGGCAGCAGTTTGAATCTGTTATGCATGACAAACTAGTAAACGATTTCGGTCAAGTATTAACTTAAAAAAAACAAATCACTTGAATATGAAATCAATTACATCTAAATATGCAAAAACTCGTCGTGACGAGTTGAGTAAAGAAATTACTAAGTACTGGAATATTATTAAAAATGAAAATGTTATATCTAAAGAAGCAACCCGCAATTTTGATTTGAAGGTGCTTTTAACAAAAATTGAAGAAATGGCAGAAGAACGCATTCTAATGAAGCTATATCTACAATGTATCAATATGGGATATAAAAAGTTTTCAGAGCTTCCTACTAGTAATAATTATCTTACTATTTTCTCACTAAGTGAGAAATCTGAACAACTATTTCATCTTACTAAAGTACGTACTATTGATCCTAAGATCAAACGAGCTAAGAGTAAGAAAGGATTAAATATTACAGAAGAACTTACTTCTGCATATATAACAAACTTAAAAAACAAATTACAATTAGAAATTAATAAACTTAATAAGGAACTTGAAGATTTCAATAATAATGCAGAATTAAATATTGAATCTGCTCCTATAGCATTAGTTGCATAATGAAAGCTAAATATATTAGAAAAAGTTTATTTGAAACTAATAAGCATTTTGAGCGTCGTGTAAACGATGCTCTTAATGCTTGTACAGATATAGAACATATTATATTAGATTATAATTATGTAGTTATAATGTACAAAGAGAATAGTAACGTTAAGTCTCCTAAGAAAATACAAAGATTTTACTTAACAAGTAATAAAAAATAAAAATTATCAAGATTATGGAAAAAGTTATTTATATAGATAAGCGTCAAGCAGAATATACAACAAAAATAGCAACAGAATCTCGTAATGAGAATGAAAATGCTAAGCTTTCTAAGAAAGAACGCATTAAACAAATACTTAAAGAAGCAGGATATGATCCTACTATCAAGTATACTAATAAAGAAAAACGTAAATTTACATGTATTGTAAAGAACAAATTATTTGAAAAACCAAAACCTGTTACGTTAACTAAAGAACAGATAAAGGAGCGTATTAAAATTAAGCAAGGATTACGAGAACAACTGCTTAAAGAGCGCAAACATATTTCTGAATTTGTTAATAAAAAGATTCAGAAAGGATATACTGCTGCTGAATTATCAGTAAAAGAAAAAACCGATATACGTACATTTCAGTATGTAGTACAGAAAAAGTCAGAAGATAATCCACAAAAAGATTATGATTTTTTGACAGACTATTTTAAAGCATCTTCTCGTGAGGACGCTAAAAATAAAGCTATGAAAATAGCTAAAAAATATGCAGACAATGATGATATAACTGGTATTAGAATCCAGGATAGTAAAGATAATAATATTATATATTATACTAAGTCAAAATTGCTTGCAGCATAATTTTATGGATCCCTAGTAGCTCAGCGGTAGAGCACCCTGTAATTCGTATATATTGATGTAATATTCGTATTACTATATATTCGTATATGTTAGGGGAGGTCGTCGGTTCAAATCCGAAATAGGGAACAAACTAACATTATTATATTATGATTATACGAGATAAGATTGTTTATGTATATGATATTGAGGTATTCCCCAATGTTTTCCATTGTACTGTAAAAAATACAGAAACAGGTGAATTGCATAAATTTGAAATATCTTGCAGAAGAAATCAATTAGATGAATTAGTTAATTTCTTTCATACAGTTGATACAGATTATACTTTTGGAGAATTATATACTACAAAAATTCAGTTAAATACTGATAAATTATTTTGTGGCTATAACAATCTTCATTATGATAACCCTATTATAAACTATATAATAGATTATTATATTATAATGAAATACAAAGGATATAGAGATATATGTAGATCTATATTCAATTTAAGTAAAGTAATTACTACTTCAAGTGAAGATGATATTAGAGCTTGGAGTAAGTGGAAGTATATGATTTGTTTTGATTCATTCGATATTCTTACTATGCTTTATAGTAATAAGTTAAGAGTAGGTTTGAAAGAAATTCAAGTAACAATGCAGTACAAAAATGTACAAGAATTTGTTGCAGATTGGCAGGCAGATTTACCTAAAAATCAAATAGATTCAATGATTGAATATAATATTAATGATGTTAATTCTACTGAGGAATTACTCAATAGATGTAAAAAAGATGTAGATTTAAGGTTAGCTATCGAAGATGAATACGGAGTAAGAGTACTTAGTAAAGACGGAGTAAATATTGGAATGAAGATTTTAACTCAAAAATATCTTGAAAAAACAGGTCAAACCTGGTATGATATTAAAGATTTAAGATCTCCAATGGATGTAATACCTTTAAATAAGGTAATACTACCGTTTATTAAGTATGACAGTCCTATACTTCAAAAAGTGCTAGATGATATGAAAAATCAAATAGTATCTCCAGGAAGAAAAGGATATGAAAATAAATTCATATTTGAAGGATTAAGATATTCTGTAGGAGTTGGAGGAATTCATTCAGTGAATGATCCTGAAATAGTTATACCAAAAGAAGATGAAATGCTCATTGATATAGATGTTGCATCACTATATCCAAGTATGCTAATAGAATATGGATTCTATCCTAAACATTTAGGACCTGAATTTCTAGAAGTATATAAACAAATTAAAGATGAGCGTATCGAAGCTAAACACAATGGCAATAAGGTTAAGAATGAAACCTTAAAGCTTGCTCTTAATGGATTATCAGGTAACTTACAGAATCCGCATAATTTCTGTTATAGTCCATTTGCAGTAATGCAAATACGTATAAATGGACAGTTACTATTACTAATGCTAGCTGAAAAACTAACCCAATTAGGATGTCGAATCGTCCAAGCTAATACAGACGGTCTATTTGTATTACTTAAAAAATCTGTATATGATAGTGTAAACAAAGTATGCAGAGAATGGGAACAACTTACTAAACTTACTTTAGAAGAAGAACGTTTTAAGGCTATGTATCAATATGCTATAAATGACTACTTTGCTATTACTGAAGATGATAAAGTAAAAGAAAAGGGTATGTTTATTACTACTGTGAAATTAGGAAAAGGTCTAACTCCGAAGATCATACCGAAAGCAGTAATAAATTTTTTTAAGAACGGAGTACCGGTAGAAGAAACTATAAAAGGTTGCCAAGACATTAGAGACTTTCTAATGGCTGAAAAAACTGGTAAACAATGGCATGTTGAGTATAATAATAAAGAACAACAAAGAACTAACCGTTTCTATGCAAGTACTAATGGAGCTTATTTATGGAAATGGAAACCAACAGGATACAAAGAAGGTGAAATTATAGAATATGTTGAACCATATGTAGGTAAAAAAACATTTGTTGCAAAAGAAAAACAGTATCAGAATATGCTTACTGCATCTGGTGTTACTTTATTAAATTACTTAGACGATAAACCAATTGAAGAGAGAAAGATTAATTATAGGTACTATATTATGGAAGCCTATAAAATAATCCGTGAATTAAAACCGTTACAAATGAGTCTATGGGATTAACAAAGACTTATCAAATATATTTCAGAAAAACATGACTCATATAAAAAAATATGAGAATATGATTTTAGAAATAGACACCTCAATCCTTGAACGGATTGAAAATTTATCTATTAATCAGTTAGTATTCCTAACCCTTGTATTGAATGATAATCAAACCATCAATCAAGACATTCAGAGACTTCTCAGCCTAGTTAATGAAGAAGAGATACAAGAGTTAGAAAATCAAGGTTTAATAACTATCACAAAATCTGATAGTAACCAAGTCATAAGTAAAACATCAAAATTAATTGAACTTCTAAAAGAAGATAAATCTATGTTTGATGAATTTTATGACCTATTTCCAGTTTATGTTATAAGACCTGACGGAACTAAAGGTTTCTTAAGAGCTAATATAAACAAATGTAGGAAGGAATATAATCGTATAGTAGGCAAAAGTAAAGCTATGCATCAGCATATATGCAACTGTCTTAAATTTGAGATAGAAAATAAAATGCTTACTGGAAAAATAGGTTATATGAAAACTATGTGGAAATGGCTCACTCAACATGAGTGGGAAACCTATGAAGAGCAAATGAAAGTAGAACAACCATTAATTGAAAATAATTATGGAACAGATATCTACTAATACACTTACATTTCGTCATATATCTTCTGCAGCTATAGAGGCAGTAGAATATATAAAGAAGAGAAAAAATCATGAGATTGAATCTCTTAAGACAAGGTGGAAGAAGTTCAATACTCAATGTATGGGAGGGATTGAACCCAATACTATTTATACTATAGTAGGTATATCTGGTAGTGGAAAGTCTTCATTTGTGAATACGTTAGAAAATGATTTAATAGATCTCAATTCTGATCAGGATGTTATAGTACTTAATTTCTCTTTTGAGATGCTAAGTTCTAGGCAAGTAGGTAGAAAAATAAGCAGTAAGTTAAGGCAAACTACTGCTGAGCTATATAGCGCTAATGATAGTCTTACAGACGAATTATTAGAGAATGTTGAAGAAACAACTCAACAAATAAAGTCATATCCGATATATTATGTAGATACACCGGGAACAGTTGACAATATAGCTTCTACTATAGATTACTTCTATGAGAATAAGGCTAAAGGCAAGAGATTTGTGATTATATTAGATCATACATTACTTGTTGAAGGTCAAGCTTCTGCCTTGCAAGTGATTTCGGATTTACAGAAACTATTTATTAAGGTAAAAAAATACCCTAATACTACTATAATTCAGTTATCACAGATGAACCGAAACATTGAAGCTCCTGATAGAATTAACAATCCTTCTATGCATTATCCAATGCGTAGTGATATTTCTTCTGCTGATACAATATTTCATGCTTCTGATTATGTTATTTGTATTCATAGACCAGAATTACTCAATATACAACAATATGGACCAAATCGTTTACTAGTTAAGAACAAAGTCTATCTGCATATACTAAAAAACAGAGATGCAGGCGAATGTTCAATATTAGAGTTTGATAACGATCTAAAATACAATAATTTAATTGAAACAGTACGAGACGAAGAACCAGCAAAGAAATTTTCGTTTAGTAATAACAATTAAAAAAGGCTGAAAATTATGAAAACATATACAATTACATTACCGAAGAAAGAAGATACCGCAAAAATTTATAAAGATAATTTGTTGAAACGAGTAATCACTGCTTACCCTTGGTTGACAGTAGATAGTAAATTTGATTATCCGTATTCCAATAATGGTGTAGAGTATGCATCTGCAGGAGATGTTATCACTCTTGGTTTGAGCAATACTCATAAAGTTAGTTGGCTTCCTAAAGAATGCACTAACTGTCCGTTTAAGTGTTGGAACGAAGATACTATTAATTTCGATCTTGAGAAAGAATTCTTTAAAGCAATTAATGCTCTTGATATATTTGCTAAAGAAAACTATCCGTTTAAGAAAGATTACGACTTTGAAGACGAATTTGGTACCCCTATCAAGATCTTCGATAATTTCGTACAGATTGGATACGATATTATTCCAATTATGCCGGGTTCATTGAATCATTTGAAACCTAAAACAAAGAAAACTATTATCAATATCACGATTAAGATTAAAAATCGTGGTTTATTCTAATAAAATAATTATTCCATATATCAGAAACTTATCAGAAACTTATCAGAGGAATATAACATAAATAAGCTTTATGATTGTATTACCAAAAGAAAAGATAAAAGCCAAGGTAGAAAATCCTAGATTTTTAATACTATTTGGCAAACCAAAAGCTGGTAAAACTACTTTAGTATCTAGATTAGATAATAATCTAATTATAGACTTAGAAGGAGGATCAGAGTTTTTGGAAGCATTAGCTGTACAAGCTAGATCTGTAAAGGATTTAGGAGATATAGCTAGTGCTATTAAAGAAGAAATTAAACAAACAGGTAAGAAACCTTATAAGTATATTACTATAGATAATGCTTCTAGATTAGAAGAAATGTGCATGAGTTTTGCAGTACAATTGTATAAGGCTACTCCAATGGGGAAAGGCTATACTGGTTCTGATGTTAGAACACTGCCAAATGGATCTGGTTACTTATATTTACAACAAGCTGTAAGAAAAGTAATAGATATGTTTAAAGAACTATGCGATAATCTAATCCTAATTGGTCACTTAAAAGACAAAATGATCAATAAAGAAGGAGAAGAATTATCTGAAATGTCTCTTGATTTAGTAGGTAAACTTGCAAATATTATATGTGGTGAAGCGGATGCAGTAGGCTATGTATATAGAAAAAAGAATGAAACTCATATTTCCTTTGAAGGAGGAGATAATTCTGTAAGAGAAGCAAGAGCACCTCATCTAAGAGGAAAGAATATAGTAGTAGCAGAAAGTGATGCAGATAATGTAATTACTACTTATTGGGACAAAATTTATTTACCTGAATAAAAAATGATTAAGTTATGATTTATAGCACAGAATTAGCAAACAAAATAGAGACTACAGACGTTTTAAAAAGTAAATACTTAGAAGCAGGTATTCATGAAGACGTACAGCTTGTAGGAGCAAAAGTTGACAAGTCTATTAATGGAAATATCTTTCTTGAAGTAAAATTTACTAAAGAAGGACAAGATTTAACTCATACAGAATGGGAATCTACTAAGAAACCTGGAGAGTCTGATGAGGAATGTCAAACTAGAGGTAGTAAACAAGTTAAAAGAATTATGCAAATTCTTGAATGTTTCTATCCTAAAGAAGCGCTAGTATTTGCTGGTTCTTCTTATAAAGACTTTGTTGATTGGGTTGCTATGATGCTAAATGCAGCAAACAAAAATATTTTACTTAGAGTAAAGATAGTATATAATAAAAAGGGATATACTACATTGCCTAATTATTGTAAGTTTACTTTTATCGAGCCGATGAATCTTCCTGAAGGAGAAAAGAGTAAAATTGCAGAATTGAGTATAGACCAATTTACTAAACCTGTAATAGCAGATGTAGAAACTAAGGATACTAATCCTCTAATGGAAACATCTTCTGATCCAACAGGTGATCTTCCTTTTTAAAGAAGAAAATAAAATAACAGTAGCTACCTAGAGCATAAGCTAGGAATACGTAGGTTAGTGCACCGCACTATGAAAAATGAGTGATACACAATAGTGCACAACCTACGTTTTTAAATAGGAGTTTCTGATATTCAGAAATATGGTATAAATAAGAAAAAGATATATTTCTCATTTATTATAGAGTTCGAATCTCTATACTCCTACTAAAAATATATCATATGATTTACGATACAACAAAAATAATAAAAGATGATGATAATATTACTTTAGATTATATACTTTCTAAAGTAACGGAGTATGATATATATGCTGCGTATATAGGTAATTTTAAAGTAGGAATGATTTACAATAGTCCATTTCGTAAAGATAGAAACCCATCATTTGGATGTTTCTATAGTAGGACTAGTAAACAATTAATGTTTAAAGATCATGGAACTGGAGAATGTGGTAATGTTATTAAATTTGTAAGCATTTATACAGGATTAACAAATTATAATGATATACTTAAGGATATTATTCAGAAACTTAAAATTACTAAAGATACGCAATTAGTTAGCTCTAAGCAATATATACCGTCAACTGAAACAGTAATTGGTGTAGTACGTCAGAATTTCACTGATACTGACATCAATTACTGGAAGCAGTTTAATATTACGGTAGATACTTTAAAAAAGTTTGGAGTAAGTAGTATAAAATACTATCTATGTAATGGCATAGTAAAAAGCATTTATAAAGATGAAAATCCAATGTACGCATATAAGGTATATAATCACTTTAAGATATATAAACCTTTAGCAGACAAATATACGAAATGGCGTAATAATTTAACTGAATATGATATTCAGGGATATAAACAATTACCTAAAACTGGGGACATACTTATTATAACAAAGAGTATGAAAGACGTCATGTGTTTATATGAAATGGGGATACCAGCAATATCTCCTTCTTCAGAGTCAACTTTTATACCCGATAAGATTGTAGAACAGCTTAAGAAGCGTTTTAAGCGTATTATTATAATGTTTGATAGAGACTCCAGTGGTTGTAAAAATTCTATCAAAATATGGAACAAATATAAATTAAAACCATTATTTATTAATAAAAAATTTAAATCTAAAGATATATCAGATGCTATTAAAAATAATAGCTTTGATATTATAAAAGAATGGATTATAAAAGAAATAAATAATGAAAGAAATAAATGAAATATGGGTTCCAGTACAAGGATATGAAAGCTGGAGGTTATATTTGGAAATATGAAGAAATAGAAAAAACAAGGTAGAGTTCGAAACGCAACCCCTAATGAATATGAAGGAATTAAATTTCGAAGTAAACTTGAAACCTACACATACAAAAAGCTGAAAGAAGCAAATATCCTAGCAGATTATGAAATGCATAGGTATGAGCTACTTCCAGCTTTTACTTTTAACAACAAAAAATATAGAGCAATGACCTATTTACCAGATTTTGTTGGTAAAGGTTTTATAATTGAATGTAAAGGCTTTCCTAATGAAGCTTGGCCTTTGCGTGAAAAGCTATTTAACTATTATTTGTACACACATGAGCCTAAGACAGCGTTCTATGTAGTACATACACAGAAACAAGTTGATGAGTTAATCAACAAGTTAAAAACATAAAAATGAATATTATGGCAGAATTTATTAAGATCGGAAATGAGATTACAGTTAAACCTAAGTTAGAAGGTATTTCTTATGAACTCATAAGTAACAAAGTATACGATCTAGAGTATGATAGAATGCAAGGTAGATCTTATCTCAAAGAAAATGGAGATTTGAATATGCCAAAGAAATTATACAAACTAGAAGAAGATAATAAATTTATTAAACGTGTATTAAGTTATTTTAATTCTGATAATTCTGGAAAGACAACCGGTATATTACTTGCAGGTACTAAAGGTACAGGCAAAACAATGCTCTCTAAACGTATTGCCTTAGAAAGTAATTTACCTATTATTATAGTAGCAAACGACTACCCTGCTAATAAACTTACTAGTTTCTTTAAACATTTTACTACTCCTGTAGTAGTTATGTTTGATGAGATTGAAAAAAATACTTATTGGTGGGAAACTAAGGATCTGTTAGGATTCTTAGACGGTGTAGAAGCTACATCTAAAAAACTGGTATTGATGACCTGTAACAAAACAGATCAGATAGACGATAACTTCTTTGATCGTTGTTCACGTGTTCGTTATTTTAAAGAATATGAAGCAAACTCTAATTCTGTATTTGTACGCTGTATAGCAGAAGATAAAGGAATAAAGAATATAGATGAAGTTGTGAATTTCATCGTTGAACATATAGAAGTTAAATCATTTGATAATATTTCAGCATTCTTAGATGAAGTTGTTCTCTTCGAAGATATTCCATTAGACAAATTAGCTAAAGATATGAATCTTAGCTTAAATGGAGTAATAAGAACAGGAACTAATATTTCTGATGAGGATGAAATAAATGAAGTTCTATTCTAATGATACTATTTTATTCAATACTTATTTATAAACTTACTAAATTCTTACAATATGAAAATATGTGGAATTAGTGATATACATGGGAATCTTTATAATGAGATTCCTAAATGTGATGTATTGTGCATTTGTGGTGATATAGTTCCTTTAAACATTCAGAGAGATATGAAAGAATCTGATAAATGGTTTACTGAAGACTTTACTAAATGGATAAATAATTTACCGTGTAATAAAGTAATAATAGTACCTGGGAATCATGATTTCTATCTTGAAAGAATGTATATTGAAGGAACATGGGACGTAGTTAAAGCACTTATGAGAGCTATAACTAATGATAAAGTAGAAATGCTTATTGATGAGTCTTATACTTATAAAGGAGTTAGTTTCTACGGAACGCCATGGATAAACCCTATTTTGTTTCAGCAAGGAAGGTGGGCATTTGAATTACAAGATAATGAACTATATAATAAGATACCAAAATGTGATATACTAATTACTCATGATAATCCTAATTATAATAACGCATTAGGTTATTATACTTTTGGTAAAGCCAAAGTTCATTTATTTGGACATTGGCATGAAGGAGTATCTAATAAAAATCACAGAAAATATAACTGTTCTATACTAGATAATAGTTATAACTTTAAAAAGGATTTAAATATAGTAACATTAGATTTTATGACACAAGAAGGAATTGCATTAAAAACTGAATTTATAGAGTATTTAAGACTTGTTATAAAAGACTATTTTAAACTAAATGGAAATAAACCTCTTACTCTAGAAGAGTGTAATACTTTTCTTGATATGCAGAAAGAGTTTATAGAAGCTCTAGAAGAAGACAATAACGAATGGGATACTTCTGGGAGTTTCTGTAGTGATTATAATGAGGAAGAAGATACTCCTAAATTAGAATTAGAAGAAGCAGCATGAAAATAGAAACCTTATAAAGTTCTAATATAATAAAATGTTGTAAAGGAGAACGTAATCATTGTTGTGGTTTTAAATGGAGATATTACGAATGATAATAGATTGTGAATATTACTCTGATTCATCAAGAATCTCCAATAGTGCAATAGGGTGGTTCTTGAAAAAAGGACCACGTTACCTCAAGGATATGCTTGACGGTAAAGAAGAAGGTATAAGTGGAAAATATCTTGAAAAAGGTACTATGATACACATGTACTTACTTCAGCCAGATGAATTCTGGCATAATTATATGATTATTGACTATGAGAAGCCTAAAACAGCACAGCAGATTGCATTTTGTGAACGTTATTTTCATTCTACAGAATTATTAGAAGAAGATAAATTACTAGATGCATATAAATCTGCATACTCTGGCAATAATATGTCTAAAGATGCAATGTTAAAGAAAGCAAAAGAGTTACAACTCAAGTTTGCAGAGTATATTGAATTTCTAGACAAAAATCAAACATTTACAGTAATATCATTTGCTGATTTAAATATGCTTAAACGAATAGAAGAGAATATTAATAATCACAAAAAAGCAAAAGATTTACTTACAAATAATCCTGGTTGGGACTGTAATAATGAGTTTCATATAAACTGGGAATCAGAAAAACAGAAGATATCTTGTAAGTCCTTATTAGACAGAGTTAAAATTGATTTTGTTAATAAGAAGATAATCCTTATAGACTTAAAAACTACAGCAGATGTTTATAATTTTAAGCACTCCGTAGAAGAATATGACTACTATAGACAAATTGCATTCTATATTTTAGCTCTTACATGGTATATGTCTGATCTAGGATATAATATAGAGGAGTTTGACTTAGAAGCATACATTATTGCAATTCAAAGCAATGGTAATAATGAAATAAGAGTATTTAATATGTTAAACGAAAAAGAGTTATTGGACCGTAAAGACCTAATAGCAGATACTTTAACAGAAATTTCATACCATTATCAGACAGGAAATTGGGACCATACTCGTGAATATTACGAAGGAAATGGAACTGAAAGCCTTGAATGATGTAAGTATTTATATAGTTCCTCTATTAGACGATAATTTAACTTGGAGAGATTTAACAGTAGAAAGCGGATTTATAAATGCATATACAAGTGACAAAAATAGACCTTATTTAGAAGATAAGGTCTTTCTTGTATATGATAGTTCAGTAAACACTAGAGAATCTCTAGATAGATACTGCAAACTTAAAAATCTTGATACTGTTTATAATATGAAATATATTACTATAAATAATAAGCATTACACAGTTTATTGTTTTAGTAATCCTAAGTACAAAAAAGATATTAATAGTCTTAAAAATTATGGTAAAGCGTTTAGTTTAGAAGCCAAGCTTGATATAAATAGATTCTGGACTAACGTGCCAGTTCCAGAACTATCTAAACGTTTATTTTATCCTCATTATAGGAATGGTGAAACTATAGAGGCTGAATTACCAGAAGAAGACTATTATAGTTATCTAGATCTAATAGATAGAGATAACAAATAAGCCTACTATTTTTAGTAGGCTTTTCTTTTTTACAGTAATTTAACGAATTGATAATTCTAATAGAAACTTAGAAGTTCATTAATTGATTCTATAGATAATTGCGTTTCGATTTTGGATCTTGCGCTTCAAATATACTCTTAAATGGAGTTACTTTAATAATATTTCTTAATATTACAGGCATACCTTTATATACTCCTCTATCAATTATAGTAAATAGTGTTTTATTACCTGCATATGCAAATGGATTAACTAGATTAATAAAACTAGATGCATTATCAAACCAATTAAAAGCTGCTGTAGGAGACTTAATTAAAGATATTAACTCAAATGGATTATACATAGTTCGAAATTCAAATGCAGATCTCATTGCAAGATATGTCATAGATTGAGTTAACCATGTATCATAATCATCATCTCCATCTACCATACTAGCTAATACTACAGCTACTGTAGTAGATCCTGCTATTAGCATTAATTCATTTAAAGTTCTACGAACAGCGTATTGTTCATACTCCTACATATTATTGTAGTCAGCTAGTAATTGAGCTAGAGCGAAATGTCTATTTCCTATTACATTCTACAAGAATCTTCCTGTAGATCTATAATATCCTTCTTCTGTTACTCCTAAATCAAGATTAAACTGTTTTCTTTTAAATCTATCATGTAAGGCGGATACCATAAAATTACGATGCATAACAGTATAAGATGCTATAGAATTAGCATGTACTTGAGCTTTATCTACTTCGCGTATAGTACCATCTATTCTTTTACTTATTATCTGTATTCTATTTTTTACATCATTTAATAATTTTTCAGTAATATAAGATTCGTATTTAGCGTCTACTATAACATCTCCATTATCCTACTACTTATATGCATCATATAAAGTAACACCTAATTGTTTAAAGTTTACCTCTCCTTTTTTTCTATTATTAGGATAGTACTTATCTATATACTGTGATTTAGATAAAAAACCATCTTCTTTAACGAAACGATAATTATGATAGATACTTATAAGAGTGTGACTTTTTACAGTATAGTCAGTTTGAGTATACCCTGCAAACCAAAAATTCTAATTTATAGATCTTAATACCTAACTTTCGTCTAATCTATCAAATAGTTCCTAATTATCTTTTACTACTTGATTAAGAGCTAATAAATATGGTAATTTACCTTTAGGATCTGGATTGCCTATATTAGATAACATATTGGGTAATTCTCTAGAAAATTCTGTCTAAGCATATCTAAGATCTTCTAAGTCAAAAAATCTTCCCATTTTAGCCTCTAAAGTAGTATATGTTGCATCAGTAAAGAATCCTGTACCAATAGACCATAGATTACCAGATAGATTTACTTTTGTAACAAATCCTCTAACTATGTCTAACATTTTACCTACGTTTAATTCTTTACCAAATGCATTCATCAATATAGGAGATTTATTTCTTCCATACATTAATCTATCTACTAGTAGCTAAGACTACTTGTATATATTTGTAGATCCTGGACCTTTAAGTTCTTTCTTAGTACGAATAGATACCTATTTCAATAGATTTAACATCATTTCTATGTCGTCCTATCTTTCTGACATATTGCGATAATTAGTAGCCATATTATAATACTAAACTACAGCTGCAACAGCATCAGTAGATATTATATTAGGATCATCTAACATCTTTATAAATCTAGTAGGTATTACTTTAATTGGATCTCCATTAGGCATAGTAGAAAATTCATTTACGAAATCTAAGTCATCATCTTTAGTAGTAGCAAAATCTTCAAAAACGTATCCTAATTTACCTAATATGCCATCTTTACGGCTCAAAGATTGCATAAATCTAGCAGGTATTTGAGGCATTCTATGATCATTGGCAAACTACATAAAAGATACATACTTGTTAGCCTCATCCATAATAGCTTCTATCTCATCATATAGTTGTTTCACTTCTGGCTTATTTAGTACAGCATTATAAGCTTTACTATTGTCATACAACTTTTTATTAGGCTAAATAGACGGACCATTTGGATCCCAGTTAGAATTATACCAATCTGAACTAGGCGATATTGATGAATATTTTATAGAGGGAACTCTTTCTTTATATTGATCCATAAATTGTGGTAATGGTCTAAGTTCAGTATAAAACGATGCTGGTCTCATAAATCCTCTAATATCTTCATAGTGACTTCTGTTGAACCAATCATTATATGCTAATGTGCCATTATTTCTAGCTTTTTCCATATCTATACGATATTGTTCTGTAGTAGCTATTTCTGCAAAATCTGACAATCGAGGACCTTTTCTTTCTGTATCCTAACTCGGAGAATATGAAGAAGCTATATCTTGATCTAGCTGTAACAGATCTCTCTTTTCAGCATCAGAGATAGCATCTGTGTTTATTTTACCTGTATTAGGATCTTTATACAAAGATAATAAATTTCTTCTTCTAGTTCTTAGACGTTCATAGGTATCTGACTATGGAGTTTTGTCTAAACTATCTATTCTATCGTAGAAAGCCTAATTATATCTTTCAACAGTATTACGCTCTTCCCACAATTTTAACTATTCTGAATTATCGCCATATCTTTTAGCTACTTTAGATCTATCTGCCTGATATTTCTATATATCTGTATCATATTTGATATGTTTTGATACTTCTTCATCAAAAGCTATAAGTTCTTTGGCTATTAGAGCGTCATCACCTGTCTTTTCACTTCCATCCAAATTATATGGATTTGCTAACATCTTTTTTTGTTTACGCAATTCCTATAGTTGATTATATTCGGATGCACTTAATAGATTATCATATTCTATGCCATCTATAGTAATAGGATTGGTAATGTTATCTATATAATTCTATATCTCCTATTGAGCATCTTTAGTTTTCTATGACAACATCTTATTTCTAAGTGTATAGTATTCTGATACATATTTTCTATCAGCGTGATCATTGTACCACTTATTTATACTATCAAACCACTTTTTCTATATATCCTAATTTAGTGGTAATTCGTACTAACCATTAGAATCTTTAGTTATTCCTAATTGTTTTGCAAGTTTATCTAAGAATTGCTTCTTTGTACGATTATACTTACCCTAATTTATTCTAGTTACTCTATATCCAGTATAACTACCATCATCGTCTCTCTCATAAAGCAATTTCTATACGTCATTCCCATATTTTTCCTTTGCTTTATTCAGTGCTTTTACTAATCTAATGCCTACTTCTAAAGTTTGTCTATCCGTAGCGTTCTTCACATCATTCAACATCTTAGCAATAGCTTGCTGAACAGCATTATCACTATTAGTAGCCATTCCAAACCAATTCATAAATATACTTGAATCGTGTTTAGGATCATCTAGCCAATTAATAGTACCCTAAATGAAACTATCAGGCATGCCTTGTTGTGAAAGGTATTGACGTAAATATTGATATCCCTTACTTTTGAGAACATTTATAAATTTATTGTTCACAGTAGTTATAGACTAGGACATTTCTGCTACTAGATTAACTACATCATCATAATTATCTATTCCTTTAAATATATCTGTAGTATCAACAATATATTGAATATTATCTATTAGAGGTTTATAGAACCCTACATAATCATTAGATAGTTGTCGTATCTACTTAGCATTAATTTCTTCTATAGGCTTACTTAAGAAATTCTTACTATCGTTTATAGAGTCTCTAACGTGTTCTAGAAATTGAATTATACCTTGTTCAGTTTCTGACGTAGATAATTTCTATATTAAGTTTTGTAGGTCTCTCCATACTTTTGGATTTTTACTAGAATATCTCTTAATAGCATTAAGTCTGTCTTTTAATCCTTTCTATATTTTTGTATATAGGTTAGATATCTCCTCTAATACTCTAATTTCGTCTTCAGTGAAAGTTTTGAAATCAGTATTATCATAACTAACACTTGATGTAGTTAATACATCTTGCATGTAAGGTTCGCTATTTTCATCAAGTGTATAATTATTTATATTATTTTGAAACTTATTAGAGAATATTTTTGCTTTCTATAGTATGGCTTGTTCTCTATCATTATTAAAATGTTCTAATAATTTATTAAATAGAAGAGAAGGCTCCCCATTCGGAGCCTTATCTATACCATGACCGTTATTCATATCCCAGATAGTATATGCAACTTCTGGTACAACTTTCTCTAATTCCTTCCATTCAGGAAGATTTTTATTTGGACATTTATACATATTATCTGGTTATTATAAATTACATATGAATTTTCTCAACGCTTCTTCTAGCTTATCTTGAGTATTAACTTTATTGTCTCTCATAAACTATGCAAATTCATTTAAGTAAGCCTATCTTTTCTCTGGAGTAATGTCTTTATTTTGTTTTAGTGCATCATTAAATCTTGAGTACGCTTGATCCTATAACTTTATCAAAGCAAAACCTTTCAATGGTGAGTTCGATGAAAATAAATCTAACTGCTGTATAGGACTAATCAACTTAGTAAGCGGTTTAGTAACTACTACTTTTACTGACTATCCTTCTTTATTGTGAAATTCTATTACATCTCCAATATTAGCCTATTTCCAATAGGCTATATTACCATCTCTTTCATATCTTGTAGTAGCAGTTCTTTCTCCATTTTTTATAGCTTCTAATGTAGATATAGATTTGATATTAGGAGATGCATATTTTCCATAATAAAAATTCATAGAACCTTTTAGCTTTGATTGTACTGATTGATCTGGAGCTAATTCATACTCTATCTGCCACGCTTCGTTTATTCTTGGTAATACTTTTTTATAGAAGTAATCTACAGACCAGCCTTCTTTACTAGACCATATCTAAGCTGTAGTATTCTTAATACCAGTATAATTTCCATTTACATTTCGGTATGAACTATTATTTGTAGAGTCAATCATCGGTTCTTCTTTTTCCTCAAGAACTTCTCCAGTTACTCCATCTTCTTCTAAAGTAGAAGAATCATCTATATATACTCTATCTTGTTCGGATGTAGCATAATTCATGTCAGAATAGCTAGGAAGAGATGTTATTAAATGTATAGAATTACTTATCTTATTCCAATCTGCTTTATCAAACTCAGAAGCCATATCTGCTAATGCTAATGGGTTATTTAAAGCCTCTCTATAATCCCATTCATTTTCTTTATTGAAATCGAATTGAGTTTCTCTACCATATTCAACAATAGTATGTCCTCTGTGCTTGTATCCTTTTTTACTAACAAGACCATATATGGGAGTGTGTTGCATTTTTCCTGTAAATTTCCCAGTACTTTTATCTACTTCTGCTTGATCAGTAAAACCTATTAGGGTATATACATGCCAATTTTTAGTGTCAAAACCTTTACCATCTCTCATTTTGATATATGGTGGAAACATTGGATATGATCTTACTACAGGAATACCTAATGCATCTACTACAGATACTTTAACCCAATTTATTGGTTTTATATCAGAATACTCTGATCCTACTCTTTTTCCGACAATTATGTTAGGAGTTGCCTATTCGTTTAATTTAGCTTGTATAAATGGCATTCTATTTTTTCCTCCTTCCATTTCTACAGGCTTAACTAATAGATCATTAGTCCAGTTATTCAAGAATAAATCAGCCTTGTCTTTGTAACCTAATTGAGATTCATTAATAAGCTATTCCAATTTACTTTGTACAAAATCAGTGTAACCTATTTCTTGTCTATAACTATTTGGTAGATATTGAAAGAACGAATTCATAGCAAAATTATCTCCAGATGTGTAGAACGCATAAACTGCTAAATCTCTAGCTAATCTCTTAACTTCTGGAAGAGGATCATCTAACAGTTCTCTCCAATAATTTATAAGATTGTTACCTTGTGCTTGATCAGCACTAAGTAATTCGGATGTGTCTATAAAATCAATACCTTCATTATCTATATTTGGTATTAAATATTCCAAGAAGTCGTTGTTTATACTACCATTGGGATTCAATAAGTATTGATAACGTTCATCTCCTTTCAGTATCATCGTTTTGAACTTATTAAGGCGTTTAGCTATAGTATTATTACCTCTAAACATTCCTTCTACATCAATGTTATTGTCTTTTACATATTGATTAAAGAATTCTGTTTTTAATTGAGACTCCATACCAGATATGATAGGATTTAATAACTTAGCGTTAGCGTTATTCTTTCTTCCAAGCAATGATAATACTGCATTATATTGTTTTATGAAGGTATTAGTATTTCTGAATAATAAATTAGAGAATATACTAGCCCCAAACGGTATACTATTTTCAGTCTTTCTTCCTATGAATGTTTCATCGTAAAATCTTTGTACTTCCCCTTCTTCAAAAACTATATTTTCTGTCAAATCTTTCATACCATTATAGTATATCTGCTATTCAGCAAAAGACTTACCAGTCTTTTTAGTATCTACTTTAGAATATTTCACAAGATCGGCTAGACCGTCAGCGTACGGTTTTAGAGCTAACCAAGCATAGTACATTTTTATTTGTTCTCTGTTGAATTCAAAGTCATTAGGATGTAATAGTAATTCTCTAGTATAAGATGTTTCTTTGCCATCTACTATTTCTGTTTTAAATAGATCTTTATATTCTTCTGCCATTAAATTTGTCTTAGTATTTATATACTAATATCTAGATCTATGTCCTCCAGTAGGATCGTATTTATCTAGCACTTTTTTAATAGCTTCTTTCTCTAATTGAGAAGGAGTTTTAGTTCTATCTACACCATACTTACCTTTTGTCTTAGCAACTTCTTCTGCTATTTCTTTGAATATAGGTTGACCTACAAAGTAAAATGTCCATTTTCCTTTACCAGTACGTAATAAGAAGTTTACCATATTATAAGTCCAAGAATTAACATTTAATCTTACAATGTAGGGATCTTTGGCAATATCAACAAAACCATTAATCATAGCAGATAACCAGTCAAGAATACGTCCTCCTTTAGGAGTTCCTGCTGTAGGATAATCATATATTCTTCCTAGATCTATTATATCTAATGCTCTAGTAAAGTCATTATCAACCATTTTTAAATTAGTAAGCTGTGTAAGTATATGGTGTGCATTGTTCAATGCAAATGGTCCAATGCCGGCTTTACCGCCAGTATATTCAGCTTTTCTAGCTTCTTGATAAGTAGGAGTATATACTTCAAAAGGTTGAACATGGTGAACTTCTCTATTACTTTCTATGTCTTCAAGTACCTCCTTAGTATTTTCAGTAGCATTGTCAATAGACAGTTTTAAAGAATTGAAATTATCCTAAGTAAGGAGTACTTTCATATAAGCGTCTAATATTTCATTCTTATACGAATCTATGACTTCATCAAGTTTTAATGCAGTTCCCTTAGTAATTTTTCCACCTAATTTATTATAAGCAAATCTGGCTACGTATAGCTTATCAATATCAAAGTCAGAACCGGTAAGTTTAGTAAATCCTTCTGGAAGCATAATAGTATCTCCCATAATTTCAGGAAAAACATCTACAAATCTAAGAGCAGATATAGATGCAATAGATTGAGTAGGAATACGATAACCTATTGCATTTGCTGTAGCTTCTGATCCGATTATCTTCTTATCAATTAACCATTGTCGTGCCTGTCTAAATGTCATTTTTTCGTAGTTAGGTATAATATGTTTAAATAAATTTATACTTACTACAGAATCCATAGAACCCTCTTCATTATTCATCTTTAAGGCTCTACCATCATTAATCATATTAGCTGTAATAACTTTAGTAGAAGTAGCTTCTATACCAAAGGCAGATCTTTGAATAAATGCTCCTCCTGGCATAGTCACATCAATAATTATTTTATTGATCATAGCTATAAATCTACTTTCTATCCACTTATTGTCAGATAATGCTGATAAAGGTATTACAAAAGCATCATCCTTAGTCCTTAGACCTGTTAATACATTATCGTTAGCATCAGATTCTCTAGCATCTTGATAAAGCATAGTACCTAACTTGGTTATATTTACTTTGCCGTCTTTGGTAAATAGTTCTGATGCTAGCTATTGCTTACCCATATCAGATAACTTATTAAGAGATTCCATTACTGTATTCTTAATATCTCTACCAGTCACCTAATTTCCCTCCTTACCATACATATCATTCATACGAATATTAGACAAGTTTACTTTCATAAATTGTGTACCTGCCATTTGTTCTTCGTGCGTATGAGGGTTAGTAGCTAATTGCTGGCGTAAATACTTAAATTTCTATTTATAAGTTACTAGGTTATTAAAATCATTTAAAGTATTTCCTTCTCCACTAATAAGTTGATCTGTTATACTAGCAGATAATACTGTTTGACCATCTTTAAGTTCTATTTCACTGTCTTTAGCTTCTCTATAAGCTTTCATAGGAGATCTAGAACCTACTTTTACTGCAGAGTCAAACATAATCATATCTATAGGATTTTCTGGATCCATCATACGATCATACATCGCTTTGGTATCACCTGTAGCAATAGATTTAAACAATGGAAATAGAGCCATTTTATTAAAGTAAGGTATTCCTAATCCGTCTATTTCATTAAATCTAGTACCAAATGCCATATACTTCATAGCATTTAATATAACCTTGTTGGCTTTAGCATATAATTCTGGATCAGATTCCCAAGTATCAGCAGTATTATCATCAGTAAGAATATCAAAAGCTTCTTTTACTTCTGTAGACCATTCTCCTCTCATTCTAAGAAGATCCCTAGTCATAGTAGGGCTAATATATACAGCAGCATCTGCTACATTTATTCCTTCCTTATAACTGGCTACTTCTACTTTTGCTGCTTGTTTGGCAACTTTAACAGCATCAGGATATATTTTCTCTATTTCTTGTATGCTCAAATGTTTTACTTTATCCCACGCCGCTTCACCTTCTAATTCTTGTATAGTTTCTTTTATATTGCCTCTAGTAAATAGACGTTCAAACTCGTAGTACTGCTTATCTTGAATTTCATGATCTTTTAATTCTGCTACTACGTATTCCTATCTAATAGGATTGTTATTAAAATCAAGTCTATTATTTAATCCTGTAGAAGTCAATGCACCCAAACGTTTGATTTTATCAACCGATGAATCAATAATGCCGTTTTCATCATATTTTACTTTGTAATATGCAGGTGATCCATTGAATAATTTTTCTATTTCAGTTATAGATATTATACTATTAATAGTATAGTCAGCAATCATGTCGAATATAGCATATCCTTCAGCATTATTAGGATCTATATTAGTATATGCCTTTGTACGTTCTATTAGTTCATTATCATCTAACAATGAGTTACGTAAACTCCATATACTATTATCATCATTACCAGTAATAAGTCCTAATTTTTTAGATGTCTCTATTTCTTCTTTTACTCTACGATTTATTAAATCACTTAAGAACATTTTTTGAGCATCTTTAGGAGCATTAAAGAAATAGTCTTTTGCTAGTTGTAAACATTCTTTAGCAGACTTTCTAGGGTCGTTAAAGTTAATAAATTTACCATTTGCATATACTCCTGTCAAGAATAAGAATCTTGCTCCATTACCTTCTAATTCAACTGTATGTTTATTTCCATATTTGTCTGTATACTTATAAGTATTAGGAGTATGGAAATTCTTGATTCTTCTATTTGGTTCAAGCCAATCATTGTTGATACTTCCATCTTCATTATAATGTATATTGTTTTCCTTGTCATAATGAGCTGGATCATCATCAATTTGTCTAAGACATAATTCTATCTAACTTAATTCATCTTGACAATAACCTATTAATATATCTAAAGACTATTCACCATACTACGCATAAGTACCCTATTGGGTTATTGTGAAATTTATTCGTTCATGCGGTAATTTAACTCCACGTAAGAAATGATATGTTTTCTTATCGGCTACTGTAGGGAATATTATTCTATCATCCATTACAGCTGTCATTTTAGCTATATAATCTTCTCTATCTGTAATTCCAAAATAATCTCTACCAGAATCATATGAAGTTTCATCTTTGAAATTGATGAAAGTTTCTACTTGAATATTTTTATTACCCTACGATATAGCATTAAGTATAATAGAATGTTGATTATAGTTAACAGAACGCAAATCCTACAATACCTACGGATCTGTAATCATTTCTTGAACCCTATCTTTTACGAAATTGTTCTGCGATACCATGTAATATGTGTTACCATCAGGACCATAGCTACCTAGACCTTTATCTGTAGAATGTACATAAGCATAGTAATTAGCTAAAGTCTTTACATAACCTACATTGCTCCAAATAGACTTGGGGGATACAGTTTTACCACCAATTATTATATCCGACAGTGTATTATCAAACTTAATAGCACTGTTTATAGTGTTTAATACTTCTGTAATCTTATCTAAACCTCCGAAGTTATTAATATTTACAACAAACGAATTTAGTAAAGTATAAGAATCTGCTCTAGGATTACCATAGTCTCCTGATAATAGCATTTTATTGATTGTAGGTTTATCTATACCTATACCTACTGCCTAAAGATAAGAAACTATTCTATCTTTTAACCATTCTTGATTCATAGGTATATGTAAATCAACATCTCTATCTCCTACCTTTAGTACTCCTTTACGGTTCATAAAGGCAGTTCTAATAGCAGTTAGATTATCTATTACCAATTTTAAATATTTTTTAGCATCTGGATCAGCCACTATTTTACCATCTTTATCGTATTTGAATAATCCAGAATTAGCAAATAGTGACTATGACCATACCTTAGGATATTTTATAGCTTTAATATCCACAGTATTGTCTACTAAAGATGCTTTAGTGAATCCTGTGTCTTTATCTTTACTTATCTTAGCAGTAATAAAGTTATTTATATCTGAAGTTATTACAGTTTCAAGTTTGGTGAGTAAGGCTTCAGCATCAGTTGCTACTCTTATATCGTCTGAATTAGATTTCTATATCTCATTACCTAGTTTTAACAATAACGACATATAGAATGAGTCATTCTATGCTAGTATGTTTACTTTATCGAATATATTAGTTATAGTACGACATCCAGATAAATCTTTTAATACATTATTCCAAGCCTAATTAGAATCTACAAAACTGGCAAAATGTGTAACATCATCTATCTTAGTTTGATAATTTCCATCTTTTCCTCTTTCCATCATTGGTATGGTTTGAAAGAAGAATTTAACTTCAGCTGGAGCATTATCTTTTATAGATATATTCATACCTTCTACAGTATGTTGTGCTACATCTATGCCTTCCTATACCTCTTCTATTGTACTTAGATCTTCAGAATTTCTATCTATAGTTCTAATACCTAATTGTTTTAACCTAGTAGATATAACCGGTGCAAATATAGTATCGAAAGTATCTACTACCTCTGTCATAGTAGGAGATGGAAATTTATTTGCCTAAGCTTGTACTATTAATTCTAATCTTTCAAACGTAGGTTTACTTTCCTTGAGATCACTATAATTTATATATTTACCTTCAGCAAAAGCTACATTAAAGAAAGCATAAGTAAGACTCTTAACAATATCGTCGAATTGTTTATACTTAGTTATAGTTTTAAATTCATGTCCACTTATTTCAAAATTAGGTCCTTCTCCTCCATAGATACTTCTAAATCTATCTATATTACTTTGATTAGGAGTTATACCTGCATATTTTCCTCTGTTAATGTTAGAATATATTTTAGCAAGAGCATACTACCCTGTTCTAGCCCACAACTTTATAAAGTTCAATATCCTTCTAAACCAATTTTTAGTATCAAAATCATATTTGTTTGATTCGTCGAGCATAAATTCTCTGAACTGTTCTGCAAATATTTCATCTAACTGAGAATCTTTTAGAGCAGATTTATTTTTACGATTGTATCTATCATATATCTTCCTCCTATCTTTTTCTGATATGAGTAGTTGAGATACTCTATGCCAAGCTTCGTGATATTCGGTACCTCTAGGAGCATCGCTATACAATAAAATAGAATCTTCTGTTACTCTACCGACTACACTAGTACCAGATTCAGTGACGTCTATCATAGTATTTGTTATATCAGGAGTAATACCAAGAGTATTTTCTATCCATTCTTTTGCTTGTTGAGCATCCATTTTATCTTCTTGATTATACTCGATATTCCAGTTAGTGTCAACATCTACTGTCATATTAGGACCTCTTCTTTTCTTACCATCTAATATAGCATAGATATCTGCTAAGTTCATTGAAGCTTTATTTCCAGAGATATCTGTATATTCTATAACTTTTTCTCTTATATCATCTTTAACAGATTCCTATAGTTTCTGATTAGCTTCCTATTGAACTTGTTTTACAGTCTTGTCTACAAGTCTAACGTCGTCTACATATATATTGGCATCTTGCAATTGATCGGCTATATCAGTTAGAAGTATACCTTGTTTAATATACCAGCCCAATACACTTATTCCTTTAGGATTACCCTCTAGTCCAAAATCTTTTCTAGTAAATTCTAATTCTCCAGGTATAATAGTTATCTTTTCTACATCACTATTTTTAAAGTAAGAATACAATTGTTCAAAATGCGGATCTCTATCTTGTGATTGCAGATCACCACCTAAATAGTTCTTGTTAAGACCATCCTCATCAATATTATAATGAAAATTATCCATTATATATTGCTTAGCTTTATTTCTTATAGTTTCATCGGTAAGTAAGTCATTTACTGTATAAGTAGTAGTTCCTATTACGATGTTTCCGTTTTCATCCTCAAAGAATTGTTTAGTTAATCTTTGTTGTATCTGTTCTGGAGAGTACACCTAACTATTAGGATTAGCTGCAGTATGTGTACCAAAATTAACTAAGAACTTTAATAATTCTTTAGGATTAATAGGTGTCTATACTCCATTTGCATCTACGTACTGACTTTGATTACTTAATACTAAGTCTAGTATAAGATCAGCTATTTTAGGTGAATCAGAGAATTTCTTATAATTAAGTATTACTGGTTTATCATATACTGTACCATCATAATTTGTAGCTTTAATAATCCATGCTGGCTTACCCATAGCTCTACCATTATATGACAATACTCTATTCCTTAGTCTTATTATTCCTTTTCCTGCTGGACCTGTAGTAATACCTACTTCAGTATTTTCAGGAGTTATCTCATATGGATCTTTTACTGTTAACCATTTAGATTCAGTTAATGGTCTATTTTTTGGACTACTGTCACTGTTCTTTTCATTAACAATAGAACCAGGAGTTCTACGTAATTGTGTAGGAACTACTTGCAAATTAGGATTAGTCTATACTTGCTTGTATAATTCTGTTATCTTATTTCTAAGATCATTTAAGTTATTGACTATATATTGTTGTTGGTTATATGGTAACTTATTAAATTTACCGGATCTATTAGCGTATAATCCTTTACTAGTTCTAACTGCTGCAATATATTTCTTTCCTTTGTAATTAAAGATCGCATATATAGCATCTTCTATCTATCCTTGAGGATTAGTATAAGGTTTAACTTCAAAGTATACCCCATTATTTTCTACCTCTTTCAGAAAGTCATCATTAGCACTTACTTTAGAAAAGTCTTCATTGTTCAGATAGTCCTCCATACCCTAGAACTTCTTGTAAGTGACTACTGTCCACTTACCATTTGCATCCTGGGTAGTGTTACTTAATCTATAATTGAGTTCATGAGAATATGGATCTAACTATTGATCGTAAGTTAAATCTTTAGTAATACCGTCATTTGTCTTTGGTTCTGGCTCACTAATAGGAGCAGAAGTATCTTCTGGAGTCTATGGTTCAGAATAAGCTGTATCTAAGGCCTATGCAGCGTCCTGACCAATTAATCCTCCCAATAAAGAGCCAAGAGATGGTAGGTCTTCCATCTTAGCTGGTTCTTCTTCTTGAGATTTCTGAGCAGGCTCTGCTTTGGGGGACTCTGGAACATTAACTGGAGTCAACGCATCTTGTTGTTCTGTTATCTTATGTTCCTTATCCTTGATTTGAAGTATTTTTTCATGTATGTACTATTCACTAGATGATACAAATTCATTGTAAGATGTTATAATATCTTCTTCTAGCTGTAATGCTTCTATCTTCTCTTTTACTAAATTTACTAGTTCTTTTGCTCTAGATGAGTTCCCATTAGCATATACTTCTTCTTCTAACTAATCTCTTGTATTAATTAGATCCTCCCATAAATCAGCTCTTTCGTCTTTAGAGAATTTAGGGTCTTGTAGTATAATAGATGCAGAAAAAGTATTAAACTTCTTAGCGTTTGGATTTATTTTATGGTATGCCTCTCTTAAAGCTTCTGTAGCTTCATTGTATGCTTGCCCATATATATTATCAGCATTTAATACTTGTTTATTATTACCTCTTTCATCTCTTTCTTGCTTGAAGTATTTTCTCTGAATCCACTCTGCAGCATTTCTAGTATCAGTGATAGACTAAGGTTCTATTTCTTTCTATTGTTCTGGTTTAATAGGTTCAACTTCTACTGGAGCAGTAGTATTATCTACAGGTTCTGCCTTAATATCTTCACTTTCTTCTATTACTTTTTCCTCCTATTTTCCAGAGTAAGAATCATTTAATCTCTAAACAAATTCTTCATCCCTATTTTCTACTCCTTTCCACTTATCTATTCTAGATTTAATCAACTTTTCATCCGTAGAGTTCATGATAGAATATTCATTCTAAGCTCTATCTAGATCTAATTTAGCTAGAATAGTTTTTTCATATGCATCATTAAGATCCTAGTGTACTTTAGGAACTTCTAACTATTCATCTTTTATATTAGTATCTGGTAAATATGCTTTAAGATTATTATATTGCTCTTCTAGATCTTTTATATGCTAATTTAACATTCTAGAAAAGTAATTAACATCAGATTTATTTACTTTAATTCCAGTATATCTTTGAATTTCATCTAATTTATCAGAACTATTAAATACATCGTTAACTAATTTTCTAGATGCTTCTAATTCTGCCTATGTTTTTATTAGAGCTCTAATATTAGCCTGTTGATCAATACTTAAGTTTTTATTTATGTTAAGAATATGTTCTTGTACTTCAGGACTATATAATATATTATCTGCTTGAGATACGTAATCACTATATAACCCTCTAGCATCGTTGTATTGTTCATCATGATGCTACTTTAAAGATACAAATATATCATAATCTTCAGTTCTAGGATCAATCCCTATTCTACTAGCCTACTGTAAAGTCTGTCTAGAAGTAAATGTATTATAAAACTAATTAGCCCTTTTCTTTTCTTCTTGTATTACAGAAGAATCTATTCCATCTATATTTGCCTATTCTAGATCATCAAAAGCCTGATAAACTGTGGCCCATTTTCCTTCTCGTATGCTTTTACTATACTGAATATTTTTACGTACTTGATCCTTGCTAGCTATTCCATCAGCATATAAACCTGCAAGGAATCTTTGTCCTGATATCTACCTATTAACAGGTTGAATAGAAGTAGCAGTACCAATAGCGCCGGTCATTATTCCACCAAGTAGTGCTCCTCCTTTAAAGTTTTCTAAAAACTCTTCGTCATCAGAATATACAGGATCCCAGGGAGTTATAGCAGCAAAAATAGATCTAGCACCTGTGCCTATGTTTTTAGCCCAACTTTTTAATAGGTTTGGATCAGAATCAAAATCTCTATTTATGTATCTCTGTCCTTTAATATATTGAGTTCCTTCTTCTGCTCCTTCTAATGCGCTGCTTATTACTACTCTACCTCCTGTATCTAATACCTGCTTTCTCCTTGTTAATCTTGGTAATTTATTAACATTATCTATACCGAAAGATACTATATCATCAATTCTATCTGCTAATTGTTCCTTTACCGTTCCATATTTGTTGGCTATTGTCTCTACAGTTTTTCCAGCTTTAGTATCTACTAATTTACTAACAAATTTAAGTCCTCTTACACTTCTAAACATACTGTGTAGAGGAGTAACTTCTAGAAAAGTCTGTATAATATCGCTTCCAGATAAAGCCATATTATCCATATATAGAGACTTTAGTCCTTCTAGGTTACTAATGCGTAGTTTATTGAATTTAACATTACTAACCTTCACTCTATCTGCAATTATCTAGTCATAGACATAATCGTCATCCTATAACTGTTCCGGAGTATACTAACCTGATTCTATCATATTCTACTTAGCTTCCTACAAGACAGATTTGCTTATATTGTCCTTATTGGCAGCATTAATTAAACTTTGTTTATAGTTTGAATATACTTCGGCTTTAGATTCTTGATCCCTAGCACTAATATTACCAAGTAGTACTGCAGAAAGCCCTCCTACTGTATTTAATCCACCTTTGGTAGAAAATAAAGCTCCTATTGTTCCAGTTAACTAAGAACCTAGGCTAGAAGCAGACGAACCCAAAAGACCTGGCATTTTATATAAATAAGTATCTATATCGGTAAGATCCATACCTGGAGAACTCTTTTTCCTATTATAGTAGTCAGAATTCATTTTACTTTTCCAATACTCAGTAAATTTTTGATACTTTTTAGCTTGCTTTAAAGCTTCATCCCTTCTAGCTATTACCCCTCCTTCTTGTAGTGTTCCAGTGAGTAGTTTATCTATATTATCTATCTGCTATTGTGGGCTCAATGTAGTTAATCTTTCAGGAAATATGAAGTCTTTAATAGAGTTATTGTTAAACTCCTTATTCAGTAACTTATCATAACTAGGTTTAGTTTGTTCTATAATCCTATTAAGTTGATTTATATGCTATTCTTTCTATTCGTCTGCATTATTCTTATCTTCTTGCAGATTCAGTATATCATTGATAGCCTATAAATACTATTTAGCTCCTTCTAATGTTTCATAGTCCTCTTGTAGATATACATATTCGCCCAGAGCCGCTTCTTTACTAGCCTAATTTCTAGTTAAATTCCAGTCATAGAAAGCATTAGAGAACCAATTAAAATTATTAGCAGTTCCCTCATATGGTGGATTATGTACTACATTCAAATATGCATCAGTATCCACTTTAGGGCTAAACATTGCTTTAGCCCTATTATTATTTGTCTCAAAACTATCTACTAACGTATAGTCAGGTATCTTTTTCTTACTCATATGTCATTATTGGTTGTATATACTACGTACAGATTGTTCTTGCATTGCTTGAGCTTGGGTAGCTCCACCTACTCCTCTCTATGATGGTGAATTCTCTCTAAGCTGGTTTACTTGATACCAGTAATCTCCATTATTATCATCAGGTAATTGTCTATATACTTCTACTTCATAGAATGGTTCTCCATCTTCTCCATATTTTATTTCTCTACTACCAAAATTGTCCTCTAGAGCTCGTTTAGTAGACTATCTGGCGAATAAACTGGTTGGAAACAAATAATCTGATGGGGCATCTCCTTTTAGACTATGTAATATTCCGGTTCCTAATGTATTCTCTATTTCTTCAACCGGTATTCTTAACTTACCCTTTATGAGTTTGTTATTTCCAAGTTGTATTAAATTCTATCTATTTTCTGGAACAAATTGTACATCTCCCAATCTACCATTTTCAACTAATTCTTTAAATGGGAAATCACCACTTCTAAATAATCCCGCGTCTCTCTTTACTTTAGATTGCCCAGTATTTGTAGCAAACTAGAATACAGTCTCCGGTAACATAAACCCATTAGAGTTATTGAACTAATACACGCCTACTTTCTATCCATTAGCCTAAGTATAATCTTGATATGTGGCACCTAACGATGTTAAGATAGGATCCTCTTTTATTAAAGAAGCAGTAGAACTAGCTTCATCTAAAGCATAAGATATTCCTCTTAAATATCCTTTTCTACTATATTCTTTAGATTTATTAGGATCATCAGATAATTTAAAGTTTGCAGCTTTCTAAAAATCTTCCTTCATAAGTTTTTGCATATTCTTTTGATACGAGTCAGACTGATACTATTGTGCTCTATTAACAGCTTTTAGATAATTAATATAATCTTCATCACTACCACTCTTCTAATACTTGTCGTATTCTGCTTTAGCTATTGAAGCAAGATTTTCTATTTCTTTTCTAGAAGACTCTGGAATATTACTAAACTTAGGTACTACTTTACTAGACCAATCTGTTTCTAGCATTTGTTGTCTAGTAGGCATAACAGAATATGGTTGATTAGAACCAGCAGACATTCTCTATTTAGCCATAGCTAACCAGTATGGATCAATAGTTTCCTGTTCTACTATTCTATCACGTTGTGAATCTGCTATCATTGTAGTAAATGCTTCTTTTGCAGCGGCTTCATCTCCTCCAGCAGCACGTAATGCGTCTCTATAATACATTTGGCCCTATGGAGTAGCTATTAAGTCATTGAATCTAGCTTCAGCGATACCCTTCAAAGTATCATATGTAATTCCCTGTCTTTGATATTTAACTCCGTCTTTATATACACTCTGTAGAGTACTAGGTTTAAGATTGTCAAAGTATACATTGCTCAACTGATTTGCATTCATCCACTCTAATGGAGATAGTTCAGTCATAATACCTTTGCTAGAAGTGTCCCATAGATTGATATTTATATCATCCCAATTTGGATTATACTTTCCTTGAGCCTTCATTTGAGCAATTATCTTTTGTCTGGCTTTAAGATTATCAGAACTTTGTTTTAGCTAACTAAGAGTAGAGTAATCAATACTATTTATCATAGATTGTAATGAAGATCTATTTGCAGCATCTTTTAAATAATCTGGATTAGCCACCATCTGATTTATAGCATTCTATAAATCCTATCTACCTATAGTAATATCATAATATCTCTGTGTATCTATCTAAGAAGGTGATTGAAACTCACCAAATCTCTACAGTTGAGCTCCAAACTATTGAGCTGCTTCATCTATAGCAGCTTTCTAGGCTGCCCCAATTCTATATAACTCTCCAAAATTAATCGGAGCGTAAGTATTTATAAACTGAGCCTACGCGGCTTGATCATACATATTTGCTGCCATATTATCCTCTTCTAAATTGTTTCATTAAATTAATATAATCTCCAGATTTATAAGCGGCCTCTAAGAATGGAGCATACGCTTCTAGCATAGCAATATCTCTATTTCTTTGATTTCTCATAAGTTCCTTATTCTAGAAGTAATTGCTTAATTGTGATAATCCTGCTCTATTAATGTTTCTAGAAGAAGCTCTACTTCTAGCATTTTGATCTATGGATAAATTTCTAGAACCAACGAATTGTTGTCCAAGATTATTTAAAGTATTTGCATAATCACTCTTATATTGATTATCTATGTTATTTTTCTGTGAATATAAATCTGATATAGCCTTGTCAGCAGCTATTTGACTCTATAGTCTATATGCTAAATTAGCTCCTGTAGTAGGATTGTATTGGGAGGCATTATAATTTGATATAGCTCTATTTTCTCGTATAGCTCTCTTAGCTGGTGCAATATCAAATTTTCTACCAGACATTGTTCTTATAATATTATCAGCATACGGATTGTATACAGCTTCAAAATTTTCTGGACTTGCCATTAGATTTGAAAATATCGGAGCTATTTGTGATATGTTAGAAGTGATATCTCCTAAAATTTTTCTCCAATCATTTTTATCTTCAGGAGGGTTTTCATTATTGCTATCTTTTTTATTCTGATTATTTACTGCTGTAGAAACCAGTGTCTCATAAGGTATTACTTCATCTTCTACTCTTGATATAGCTTCTCCACTAAGATCTATTTCATTATTAATGGGCTCTACTATAGATTTTCTATTAGGTTTACTTATTGTAGTACCGGTAGATCTTCTGGTTTTAGTTGGAGTTACAGATATGTTAGGTATATTTACAGAGTTATCGGTCGTTGTACTATTAATGGGAGTTGTATAATCAGAACTTGATAACAACCAATAAGGTACTCCACCTCTCCATTCTCCACTATTTACCAAGTTATCTGATGCCAATGTTTTAGCAGCAAGTGAAGAAGCATTTGTAAAAAAGTTAGGTGTATTTCTTCTTAAAGTTGTTATTTGTTCATCAGGAACTCTACTCTGAATTTCATTACCTAAATCAAGATCATTAGTTACAGCAGTAGGAGCATCGGTAGTACTGTATTTACCAGGAGTATGTCTTGTAGAATCATACACATCTTCCCAATAATTCCATGGTCTATACAATCTATCTGCAATTTTAACATATTTACCATTATTAGCTGCAGTAATAATACTACCGTCTGCTGCTGCCTATATACCATTTTTAACCTTAGATCTTTTATTCTTAGTTATTTCTTGAATAGCAAACAACTCATCGTGAATAGCCTAATCATTCATTTCATTAAGCATTGCAGAATTCTCTGCATATCTATCTTTACCTTTTGTCTTCTGTTTAGACATCAATCTTTTACCCATTTGTGCAAATGTTTCTTTACTTCCTGGTACTTTTAACGTATCACTCAATACTCTACTACCTTCCGGTAAATTTACTAAATTACTATCTGTTGGTTTTCCTTCCTCTGGAACTTCTAGTATCTGTCCTTGAGGTGTGTTAATTAGTTCTCCATCGTCTACATATGCCATGCTAGAAGGAATCTAACCTCCAAACTCCATAGTATACACATTTTGATCATAATCTTCATCCCATTCCTATTGAGCTTGCGCTCCAATACTAGCTCCAATTCTATGTTGTCCTGCTAAAGTTTTAGCAGCTTCGTACCTACGTTTTAAACCCTTATTACTAATAGCTCCTCGTAGACCTGTACCCAGAATAAGAGTAGGGTCTTCATAGAATCCGCCACCTGATATTTTACCTTTCTTACCTACTAATCCTGTAGCCAATCCTGCAGCTCCACCTACAACAGCTCCAACTGGACCAGCAATTGATCCCATCTGAGCACCCGTAGCAGCACCTCCTATTACATTTTGTATTGATTGTTGTACTGCTTCTCCTTTAGTAGTAGCTGTAGAAGGACCGGCTAACATACTGGCTATATTGGTCACGCCTCCTATTATATCTGAACCTTTACCTAATATATCTGTAATATTTATATTATTAGTAGAAGTAGATGTATTTCCAGTAGGTCCAAGAGATGCTCTTTGAGCAGCATTAGGACCGTACTTAGAAAAATTAGGTACTCCTAATAACTGTTCTGTCATCTAACGTTGCCAATCTACTCCTCCGTATTGGTATTTCTTAATACCCTTAATTTTTCCTTTACTTTTCATGATTATACTAATGAGTATCTATATGTTGTATTAATATTTGGAAGATTGAAATTATGTTGATTATCACAATTAATAGTATAATCACATATCAAATATTTGCCTCTTAACCTACCAGGCAATGATAATTCATCTTCATGAGTGCCTTCTCGACCTATAGCAAACCTATAAGTATCTTCTCTATAATCTATAGCATATCCTCCAGTTAGATAGTTTTCCTATATAGTACCAACCTAATTCTTAGTAGTAAACTTTGCATCTATTAACATGCTATTTATATCTCTGAACTAGCCACTGAAGAAAACATTATCAAATGTTTTAGTTACTAATGGATCTTTATTAACTACATACTGTAACTTAGACTACATAGTATTTAACGGAAAATCTGCATTTTCAATTATCTTATTATTGTATATATACAATAACTTATCAGAAAATCTGAGATGAGCTTTAGGATTAAACGTATAAAATGAAGTAAACCTCTAAGTATATTCATTAAATACTAGTACTGCATTATCGAAGCACATCTGTACTTCATTAAATCTGTTATCATATATGCTAGTACGTACTTGAATATCTGGATTATTATTCAAGTAAGTCTATACATTTTTTTCTTTAGATAACTTATGTATCCTATCAGAAAAAGAGCATATCTCATTCTTATCCGTATCGTACCAATATAGAGAAGCATCTGACGCTACAATACTCTAATCGTTAGATATAGAAGATCCATTATTAGTAGATACATAATCATATCTAGTAAGTATTCCTCCAGTACCTAAAGTAAGAGTACTAACATTATTGTCTGTAATCAAAGATCTATCATTTACAGATGCTATTCCTAATGCAGAATCTTGCCAGAAGAATAACTTATCTCCGAAAGCTTTCATATTAGTAACCGGTCCGTATTGACTATCCACCTCCATATAATTGGCAGGTTTAAACTAAGCCCAACTATCTGTAATCTCATTAGCAGTTTTAGTCTCAGAATAAATTATTTTGTTCGGCAACCTTAAGTTAGCCATAGAAGTAGTAGAATCTGCCACATACATCTGTGTACTAGGCTATAACGAGTAGACATCATTATATGCATAATACGGTTTAGTCTAATTAGAAAAACCTAAACTATGTATATAATTAGTTAAGTATGGATTGGGACAATTTCCTCTTTGTCTACTCATACTTTCACCATAAGCAAGGTTTAGATTAATGGTAGTTTCTAACGGAATGTAATCACTTAAACTTACTTTAGTTTGTCTACTATCATACTTTCCTCCTCCTTGTCCATCTGCAATAGGTGATCCAGTTCTATGGTCTAATACTCCAAGATAAGTATCTCCTCCAAATACATAGTTAACATTACTATCTGCTTCAGATATTAACTTATATGATGACGTGGATATATACGTAGAATTGCTTCTAGCATTATAATTATTACCTCCATAAGGAACAACTCTCCTTTTTATATTTACTACAGGAGTTGAGAAAGGAGTATGATTATAGAAATTTATCAAATTCTTAACCCCTTCCCCCACAGCTATCTTATCGTCTACAGCAATAGAATGTTGTCTAGGAAAATAACCATTTAGTTCTACTACAGCACAACTTCCGAAGTAACACATTTTTGCACTAAGCCAGTCAAACTATTCCTAGTTATTCCACATAACTCCAAAATTTAAATAGGAACGTGATCCTATGCCTCTATAGTAAGCTTGAATATTACCTAATTCTCCATTAGGTATAATGGGAGTAGTTATTGCTCTATTTATGTCAAATTGTATTCTATTTCCACCCTATAAATTCTGATAGTGAGTGATATACCTCTTCCCTATCATATTAACTACCATCTCGTCATCATCAGAACTATCCATATTAACCGCATTATAGAAGAATCCATCTTGTTTGAATATTGATCCTAAGAAACTTGGTTGAACGTAGGCAGTCTATGTGTTCATAGCATATGTCTGATACGGAGTCTGAAAATACTTAACAAATCCCTCTAACTTTGTATTTAGGTTGTTTAATACAGGTATAATTCTAGTAGTGTTAGGCATTCTAGTGTCACACCAATGACATAAGTCTAGATAAGTATTGTCACCTAATTCAGATATAACTTCATCGCCTGTAAAATCTATTTCTGGAGTTATTAAACTGAATATATTTTTAACTATACGATCCTAATTTAAATAAAGTTCTCCGTCTCTATAAGTAGTAGGTGCGTCATAGAAACTAACACCTCCACATATAGACATGTTAGTATCTGTAACTCCAAGAGGTATTCTAGGTCTTGTATCCATTTCACTTTTTAGCCATGTACCTGTAGTAGCATTAGGCCAAGGAAATGCAGTAGTATCTGACAGTATACCCTACATTAATAC